AGAAGATATTTTGGCAGGCAAAGTTAAGAAGTGCGATATCAAAGAAATCTCCGCCATGTACTCGCTGACTGTTAGTATGTGTTACGAACTTCAAACTGCCTACGAAAAGAAAGTTAAAGATTGGGACGGTATGGCTGACAACTTCTTTGGCTTTATGATGGGTAATTTTCCAACTGAGTTGGTTGTTATGGGTGCCAAAGTTGCACTTACTAACTATCAACTGCCGTTTGATGCGTCTAAACTCAAGAATTTTGATGAGTTCCACGACAAATACGGCAAGTATATTATCCAAGCAATGGAATAAAAATAGGCCCGCAAGGGCCTATTTTACTTGTATTTTTCCAGTTTTGAGTATATAATATATACATCGCATTTAGGAGCACCCCATGTCAAGCAAATCTACAACCGCAGTAAAAGACAAAAAGATTGAAAAACGAGAATTCTCGCAGGCAGAGAAAAATAAAATTCTAGAAAGGTTGATCACAGCTCGCGTAGGGTTGTTACTGCGCCATCCGTTTTTTGGCAATCTGGCTACACGAATGAAGTTAGTCGATGCTAGCGAATGGCTCAATACTTTGGCTACTGACGGGCGCAACTTTTATTACAGTAACGACTTTGTTAATCGTCTTACTGCTAAAGAAGCCGAATTTGGTTTTGCTCACGAAGTGTTACATAATGTGTTTGATCATATGGGACGTCGCGATTTTCGCGATCCGCAACTGTCCAACATTGCCGCTGACTATGCCGCTAATCAAATCTTAAAAGATGAGCGTATCGGTGAAGTGCCTAATTTTATTAAAATCTATCAAGATAACAAATATCGTGGTTGGAGCTATGAGCAGATTTACGACGACGTAGAAAAAACCTCAATTAAAATTGACATGAGTCAGCTCGGCGAATTACTTGACGAGCATTTGGACGGCGAAGGCGACGGTGATAGCGATGGGGACGATGATGGCAAAGATGGTAAAGGTCGTCCAAAACTTAGTCCAGAAGAAAAGAAAGCAATCCGCGACGAGATTAAGGAAGCCATGGTAGCGGCTGCACAGGCCGCAGGTGCTGGTAAAGTGCCTGCTGGTGTTCGACGCATGATCTCAGATTTTACCGAGCCTAAGATGGACTGGCGCCAACTATTGCGTATGAGCATTCAAAGTATCTTTAAGAGTAACTTTAGTTTTTCTCGCCCTAACCGCAAGAGCCAACACTGTGGTGCTATTTTGCCAGGCATGATGAACGAAGAAACTATCGATGTGTCAGTAGCAATTGATATGTCGGGTTCTATCAGCGATGCAATGGCCAAAGACTTTCTTAGTGAAGTTAAAGGCATCATGGACGAGTACAAAGACTTTAAACTGGATATCTGGTGCTTCGATACGGAAGTTTATAACTACGCTCAATTTACTGGCGATACTGCCGACGAGGTCATGGATTATCAAGTCAAGGGTGGAGGCGGAACTGCCTTCGAAGCTAACTGGGAATTTATGAAAGACAATGACATTGTTCCTAAGAAATTCATTATGTTTACAGACGGCTATCCTTGCGGTAGTTGGGGCGATGAGGACTACTGTGACACACTGTTTATTGTTCACGGAAATGATTCCATTATTGCTCCGTATGGTCAAACTGCATATTATAAATAAGTACATAGTTAATGTCATTAAGTAGAGGACAAGTTAACCCGCTAAGTGTTTTGGGATTTAGGAAATTAACCTTTATTCCAGAACACTTTGCTAGAATTAAGGTCAACAAAATAGTCGATCTCAAACTTCTTGACCAGTGGATTAACTATAACTTAAATAGTAGGTACGCACTAGTTAAGAGGTTAGATCTCGATAACGATAAAAAGATGGTTGAGGTTGTAGAAATTGGAATTGAAGATCCGAAAGAAATTACCATACTTACACTAGGTTGTCCCTATATACACAAAAACTAAAAGGAATAATAATGGAAAATCAAGAACAACAAGTTGAACAGCAAGTTGAGCAACCAGCTCAACCAGAGTTAGGTATTGCTGATTTGCAAAATCTAAAAACTTTGGTAGAGATGGCTATTCGTCGTGGGGCGTACAGCCCTAATGAAATCAGTTCAGTTGGTGCAGTTTATGATCGAGTAGCAGCATTTTTAAATGCAGTTGCTCCGGTGCCTACACCAGAAGGCGAGCAGGCTCAAGAGCAAGCCGCTCAATAAGGAGAATTACATGGCCATGAAACATGTGGGCAAAATGAAAAACAACGGCGCTAGAGTCGTTGTGGTATTTAGGACTCTGCCCGGAGATCCCTATAATGCTCTAGTCGTAGGTACAGGAAATCTTGGTGAATCTTATCACGATTCACTTATGAGTCTCGTGCAAAGTGATGCCGCCCAGCAAACTTACGAACTAGGTGAGATATTATCTGTACGTAAGTTTCCAGACGGAAACAACATGTTGTCATATTTGCACGGTCTGGGGTTACTTAAAAAAGTACCCACTACCGGCGTATTGATGAACCCTACCCCTAATACATCTATTCCATTAGATGAATTAAATGTTCTAATTGCAGAGCAAAAAGGTATTTCTTTAGAAGATCTTGCTCTTAATGAGAACGGTTCTCATGGTACTCCTAAAAAGAAAGACGATGTTACCAGAACAACTAGCTCTAGCGTAAATGCAAGTGCAGATGATTCTTCAGGTACAATTCTTAGTCCTACCCAAATGCGTAGTAAGGCAGACAAGCTGTTTAAAGAAGCACAGTCTCTTCGCAAACAGGCCGACGAGCTTGACCCACCAAAAAGCAAAAGCAAAAGCAAGAAAACTGTAGAAGTTGAATGATTAGCTGTATTGTAGCAGTAGGTCGCAACCAGGGCATCGGATTTAATGGTCAAATGCCCTGGCCTCACCTTAAAGGTGACATGTCTTGGTTTCGAATGATAACTACCAAAAATATTGTTATTATGGGATCAACTACATGGAAGAGCCTCGGATGTAAGCCTTTGCCAAACAGAGTAAATGTTGTTTTATCAAAAACACATCATTGGCCCGATGCCGATCATGTATTCAGCGATCATGAAACTGCATTGGTATTTTGTCAAAACGAATACCCCGACTCTGAAATTTTTATCATAGGCGGAAGTGCCGTTTACACCGCCTATATGAATATGATTGATCGTTTTTATATTACAGAAATAGACGAATCGTACGACAGTGATACATTCTTTAATTTACAGTACGTTCAAAAACACTTTACAAAAGTCAAAGAACGTGCTACATTTAACGAACCAGTAAAATATACTATAAAAGAATATAATCAATGACACATCCAGAAAAAGTTTACCTAGACGCACTAAAGAATATTTTAGAAAACGGTGAAGAACGGCCTGATCGAACAGGTGTCGGTACTATTGGCCTATTTGGTATGCAAATGAGATTTGACTTAACAGAAGGATTTCCTGCCATCACAACTAAAAAACTAGCATGGAGAGCATGTGTAAGTGAGCTACTTTGGTTCATCGAAGGCAGCGGTGACGAATATCGTTTAAGAGAAATTCTTTACGGTGAACGGTATATTGATAAAAAAACTATTTGGGCAGATAATGTCACTGCTCAATATTGGGTCGACAAACGTCTAAAGAAACATCCTGGAGATTTAGGTAGAATTTACGGAGTACAATGGCGCAAGTGGAGAAGGCCGTTGATTCGTATCAATAAAGTTATTCTTCAAAATCACGATCAACTGATTGATCTCCTCAACGGCATTAAGGAAGATCCTTACAGCCGTAGACATATTATTTCAGCATGGAATCCTGGAGAGCTAGATCAAATGGCATTGCCACCATGTCACATGATGGCACAATTCTATGTGAATAACGGCAAGCTGAGTTGTCACATGTATCAACGAAGTGCAGATATGTTCCTCGGAGTTCCGTTTAATATTGCATCATATGCACTGTTTACTCATATGATTGCACAGGTATGTAACTTAGAAGTAGGTGATTTAATTATTAGTTTTGGTGATGCTCATATCTATAAGAATCATGTTGAGCAGGTTAAAGAACAGCTTAAAAGAAAACCTCTACCGTTACCAACACTAAAGTTGAATCCCGAAATAGAGGTTATTACTGATTTTGGTATGGAAGATATTGAACTAGTAGATTATCAATGCCACGATGCTATCAAAGCACCAATGGCAGTTTAAACTTTAACTTCGATTACTCCAAAGCCTTCGGATTTATCTTCGAGGGCTTTTCCTATTACGGCGCCGCCAAATACAGATTGTCCGACACATGCATGTCCTGGATGAGCACTTGTTACTAGTAGATCTCCCTTTTTAATAGGGCCAATAACTTTGCAAGGAACACGGCCTTTTAAGGCAATATAGGGGTGAGTTTCGTCGGTTCCTGCCGCAGAATTCATCATATAGGCCGGGTTTTTACTCACTATGCCCGCTACCCTTGTATCAGCATAAATTGCGGTTGTTGTAACTTCTTTTTCGCCGCCAATAACTAAAACGGTTCCAGGTTCGTATACTGCATCTGCTTCGTAACGTTCTGCTAAGTCAGCATAGAAAGCCGCAGTGGCCGTGGCATTCAAAACATCAGTAGACGGATTGTAAAATACATTTCCACTAATTGACAAACTTTGACTATTAGTAGATGTACCAACAAATGTTAAGAAATAATTAGTAGTTGTTGACCCAACATTTGTCACGGTAATATTTGTTGCTGTAGTTGCATAAGAAGCAGTGGTTGCTCTACTGGCAAAATCAGAGTTATAAGAATAAAAACTATGAGCTGCGGTGCCCCATAACATATAACCCGCATTGGTATTAGTAGCACTAACACCAGTTGTATCGTTTGCTCCGGGTAGTGTAATACCAGCCTTAACGGTTGTGAATCCGTCATTATAAAGGCTTAGTGCGTTGGTAACTGTAAAGTCTCGATAAGATACTACTGAAACAATCTTATTATCCAATGTTGCTTTTAGAATAGGCAGGTCAGAGTAAAAATCAGTAGCAACTGTATCTGGACTCCAAAACGCTTTTTGTGTAGCAGCAGAAATTGGACCAATTACAGGAAAAGTTGTGCCGTCGTATAATTTTAACTGAGCCGTAGATGTATCCCACCACATGTCTCCTACATTTAAAGAAGATACAAGAGGTGCTTGAGTTTGTACAAATAAGTTTGCTAGACCTTTAAAATCTTGTCCGTTGTAAGAAAATCTCAGCGTGCCTGTGCCGCTATCAAACCAAATTTGTCCCTTTAGAGGCTTTGAAGGTGCATTAGAATTACTAAAGTTTTCTAATAGCTTTAAAAAGTTTTCGTTTTGTACTTGACCATATCCAGAATAATTTCTACCAACGAACTGCAAGTCCGTAGTTGAATCTAAGCCAGCATCTTCGACGGTTGTTAATACCGTTCCGTTTGTTTTATACAGTATATAAGGCATATTTTTTCCGTTAATTAATAATATTCTTTAGTGCAAATTCTGGTAAATTCCACGCTTGCCAGTTGCTGCTTTCTACAGTCCCTACTGTTCTAAACAATCTTACCTGAGATGAGGTGCCGTTTGTTTTCCAAACTGCTACCCTAGCCAAAGAGCCCAATGGCATTCCTGGATGGCGATATGTTCCTGTAGTTTTGGGTGTAGCCGGAAACATCTTATCTAAGAAATTAGAAATTAAACTATTTTGGTTGTCAATCTGTGCAGGATCTGTTACATCGCTATTGCCGAGTGGAACAATTTCATCTATATTAAATCCCGCAGTCATAGCGTGGTTTGACATCTGTCCATACACTCGTAGATCGTTTGGAATTGTTAATCCGGTTACAACGTCTGGATTAGGATAGGCTGTAGGGAGATAAGTTGCGGCTGTACTAGTAGTAGTCTCAAACGCAGGACCTCCGTTAATAATTGCTACAGATTCGTCGTATGATCTTAAAATTAAAACATCTTGAGCAGAATTTGTATCTACGTCATTTACCGTTACGCTTTCAGTAGGAATTAGTAGACCATTTTCTCCAGCTGTAGCAGGATATGAAGGTCCTATAATTACAGATACTAGACCGTCATACAATTTTAATTGATTATTAGTAACATCATACCAAAGATCACCTGGTATGAGTGTTGCAGGAACTTGTCTCGAAAACGGTACACCGTTGACTGCTCTAAAACCGCCATCATAAATTTTTAATCGCTTTATAGCGGTATCGTACCAAAGTTGCCCAGTAAGAGGACTCCTTGGAGGACGAGATGTGCTGCTTGCAGAGTTAGAAAGTAACTTAACAAAATTATTGTTAAAAAATTCTCCATACCCACTATAATTTTTTCCTACCAAGGCTAAACTGGTAGCAGACTGATCTACAACATTGTCTGCAAGAGTTATTAATGTTGTTCCGTCGGATTTAAGAATCTTGTATGCCATATTATGTCTTTATAATGTAATAAATTGGATAACCGCCCGTAGCAGAGGCGGTATAATCTGGGACCTTAAACGTGCCAGGGGGTGCTGATCCGTAGTCATCTCCTATTACAGCATACAAATTAGCATAAGTTGTTGTTGAATAGCTGGTGCCATTGCATAGTAACCAACCTGGCGGAATAGTTGTAGATGAGCCAAATGCTGTTATCATTCCGGGCATAAGCATATTGGCAATCAGATTAGGAAATGTAATTTTTCCTAATGTGTCAGTGGCTGTGTTTAACGTTAAAAAAGTTAAATTGTTTGTCACTGTAAATTCAGTTTGACTACTAATTGCAGAATTGGTCAATGTAGCATTGAATGTTGCCGGTGCAGCATAGATAGTGCCCGATGCGGAAATTGTTGTAACTGTAGAACCTGGATTATAGTAGGTAATTGATGTAGCTGTTGTAGAAATAATTAAAGTATCGAGAACATCAAAAGTTGAATTTGAACATTCTACGGTGATGGCTGTACCTGTATCTAAATTGTGAGCCAACGTTGTTTTAATTGTTGCTAATCCAGTTGATCCATTTCTTGTAATTTGAGAAATAGAAGAACTTGTTGGTTCACCGTTGAAAACAAAACTATTAGATTCTATTTGACCTTGCAATTTAAATGTAGTACCGTATTCTAACGACGTCGCGGTACCTTTGACTTTCCCGTATACAATAGTGCCAGTTGTAGATGTTCCTACGTAGCTAACAAACAATTGATTGAAATAGTTAGTCTGACTTCCAATATCATAAATTCCACTTGTATAAGGAACTAGTGCAGGACCAGGAATTGGATTGTTAAATGTGTTTTGATTCTTAATGGTTAACTGTCCATTGACCGTCAAATCATTTAATGTAGTCACTCCGTCTACCATTAGTTCATTGGCAATGGTTGCAGTAGTTCCTACATTTAAATTTCCAGATATATTAGTATTACTGGATAAAGTAGCAGTATTGTTTACTATCAATGGTGTATTGATTGTAAAACTAGAATAATCAACTTCTGCTGCGCGGACAAGAGTCGAATTAACATCAGTAACTTTTAAGACAATCTTTCCGTTTGGGTGATTATTTAAAAGAACTGCATTACTGGCTCCTTTGTAAAACTGTACATATTTTGAGTCAGTGTTACTAGACTGATTATTGATTACAATACCATATTCACCTTGACCAAATTCTTCGTTATTGATAGAATCAGTTGGTGTCTTGAAGAAAACTTTTCCGGTGACAATTTGTCCACCAAATTCTCTAGTTGTATTATCGTCTATTCTTAAAAATTTACTGGCATTATATACAACCGATCCTACTTGCAAATTTCGAGCTGTTACGGCGGTGCCGTTTAAAATAGGAACAGCATTTGATCCGCTAGCTGTTTTTCTTAAATTAATACCGGGAACAAGTTCCGGAAATCCTGACATAACAGATTTTGGAATAAATGCTTTATTAGTGATAACAGCAACAATGTCACCTTCTGACCATAATTTAATAACAGGATGTCCTTGGGCTATTCCGGGTATATCAGCACTACCGTATAATGTTTCTACTGCAAGTCCGGTAGTACTGCCTTGTGTAATCATAGGACCTACTAGAGTCCAACCATTATTATTAAAAATCTTTAATTGATAATTTGAAGTGTCAACCCATATATCACCTGCACGTAGTCTGGCAGGAGCTTCTGCACTGGTCCTAGGGTCGTCGCTTTGTTGATAAATGCCGCTAGAATTTGACCAATTTATTCCATCTCTAACACGGAGAACTTTATGATTAGGATCAGTTGTATCATACCATAATTGACCCTCAATAGGATTATTAGGGCCTGGATACGGTCCAGTAAAATTTTCTAATAGGTGTAGAAAGTTTTCAGCAGTCTTCTCGCCGTAGTTTGGATATCCTTTTCCAACAAGAGTAAGGCTAGTATCAACTGCATTTACTCCAGGAGGCATGTCCGGTACGGTTAGCGTATTTGGATTAGATGGATCAGAAAAATTAAGTGTATAAGGCATTTTTAAATTCCAGCGGTGAGACTTTGTACCCTTACAGTATAATCAATTTGAATCATTCTGTTTAAGCTCTTTTGAACAGGATGGAAAATAACGTGAGTTAAGAGATCGCCTTGTCCAGGGCCTGCTGCACTATACGCACGTAGACCAATTTCGTCAAATACATACAGACCTTCGCTGTTTGTTGCATTATCAAATGCGGCTTGACCGCTTGGTTCTCCAAAGTCTAACAAACAACTAACAGAAACGTCTGCATAAGCAGTACCAGCAACGTGCCTAACTTCCATATAATTTCTAGCAGGATCAACGTTATTATCAATGTCCCTAGGATTTACGTTTTTATAATAAGTTTGATTGTATAAGGCTGCTTCAGAACCAACTACATTAGGGGTAAGATATGTAATAATACCAGTTTGATCTACTCGTGTGCCGCCGTTGCCAAATGCCATTTCTGCAATAAATCCGTAGCCTTGATTGCTGATACTTCTTGCAAGGGCAATGGCAAAATTTTCATAATGAATAGCATTACGTTTATCTACAAATACTTCTTTACTTTGAGGATCGTAAATTTTAAGGTGGCCAATTACGCCAACACCGCTTTGTTCGTTGGGTTTATAATTAGTTTGTTGAGTTTCTTGGGGAGATTTCTGCATGTTTGTTGGCTCTTTATTATCCATATCGATATTTATCCATCTATTTTCTGTGCTGTTAACTTCCGTAACGGATTCTAGTCCTAGGAAAAACTGATCCGGAACTAGGTCTTGTTTTTCTAATTGCAGTTGGGAATACATTTCCAGAACTTTGACGATCAATGTAATAAAACAGGTATCTATTGTTCGAAGAATCTCCTAATGATTGGTAGAGACTTTGATTGACAGATCCCGTTGTTCCTAATTGATTAGTAGTAGCGTGGGCTATGATATAGGCCAATGCTTCAGCTTGTGTTAAGTTTTGATAGGTTTCTGCCAAAGAAGCAATATAACCACAGACTTGTGGACTCGCCATACTTGTTCCGCTAATAGATCCAATTTTATAAACAGAATTTCTAGGATCATTTGCCAATGTTATTCCAAATTCAGATGCTGCTGTGGTGTCGTAAACTGCACTAACAATATTTTCTCCGGGCGCATATATATCAATCCTACTGCCAAAATTACTAAAATTAGTCTTGTATTCTTGTGTTTGTACACCGGCTGCACCTACACAGATAACGCCCGGAGCATTTCCCGGACTCATTCCTCTAGAGTGCGATATAGTTTGCCCAGAAGAAATAACATAATTATTGTAATCAGTAGAAGTAGGTGTTCCTATAGGCCAGTAACTGTTTCCAGCTGCTGCTACTACTATAACTCCATCTGCAATAGCATCTTGTACGTCAGCATTTAATGCCGGGTAAGTGTACGGTGTTGCATATAGATACGTATTACCTGGTACAGGTACTCCATTATTTTCTAAAATTGTTTTCTTTTGAGGATCAGTGCCTGATACCGCAGTGATGACACCTCTATAATTTACAGAACTTATTCCTGTAAGATTAATAGGATTATAACTGTATCCCCAACTATGATTAGTTACAGTTGGGTTTCTTCGACCAGTTGTAGGATTAATTGGTTTGTTTTTATGAAATGCTCTCAAATAGTCAAATATACGCAACTCCCAACTAGACGGACTGTTAGCTCCAGCATAAGAAAATTCCATATGATATATGTTTGCATCTCTTGCCCAACCTTGTGTATTACCGGCTACTGTCCCGGCTACATGTGTTCCGTGATTGCTAGAAATATTAGTATAACTATATGCACCCGATGTACTGATTCCTACAATTCCACTGAGTGTAAACCAATCAAATTGATTTACCCTTGAGCCGCCGGTGCCGTCGGAGTTAACTGCAAATTCAGGATGGTTAGGATTTATGTGTGCATCAACAACTACCACGTCGACATTCTTTCCGCTAAAAGGCGCAGTAATTGTAGAAGCTGTCTGAGTAAATGATCCGTTTGTTCCCCAATTTGTTAAATTACTACCGGCTGTTACTCGAAGTAACCCCCAGTTTTTATCATTGGTATCAATAGTAAGAGATTTTTCAAAGTTTCCAGTTTGAGTCCAAAGTCTAACCACTTCAACTCCTAACTCTCTAGGCAATCTTTCTACTGCAATTACTCGAGGATCTTGTCTTAATTGCTCTGCTTCTTCATCAGTAAGATAATAATGCGTATTTCTACTTAGAGGTCGCAAGTCAGCTACTTCAACTGCTCGGTTAGGAATATAAAGATTACCATTCGGACTTTCTATATCAGAACATAGATCGTCTAGTATTTCGTAATTTAAAGCAGTAACAACATATTCTTTTAAATCACTCATATTAGCTCTCTAGTTGTAGTAGTGTCAATGTTACAGTAACCGCGGTGCTTGCTCCACTATTATTCACTACTTTTAGGTAGGTCTTGGTCGAAACAGGACTATCGTTATTAAATCCAATTGTTGCAGGTGTAATTAATTGAGTTAAACTGCCAGCAGTAGTAATAACTTCGGCGAGCACGCCCGATCCAGGAATTGGATCAACGCCAATTGTTCGAGTTGTATCAGCTGTTTGGCTAGCTGTATCTGAGTAGATTACAATCCAAGCAGATGTATTAGTTTCAACTTTTTGCAGTACATAAGATTTATAACCAACTACGTGAGTCGATGCTGTAGTGCCTGCTGCAAGGACTGCGGTACTAGTCGATGCTGTTGCCCTCGAAGTTAGCCCTACGCCAATACTGCCGGTATAACCTAAACTACCAAAGTATCCCAAACTACCAAAGTATCCTAAACTACCGGTATATCCCAAACTACCGGTATATCCTAGACTTCCGGTGTATCCACGGCTACCAGTATATCCCAAACTACCGGTATATCCTAGACTTCCGGTGTATCCACGGCTACCAGTATAGCCTATACTGCCCAAAAATCCTTGACTACCAGTATATCCACGACTGCCCGAAAATCCAACATCGCCTCTACTACCGTGATATCCTTCACTACCAAAAAATCCAGGTAATCCAGAGCTTCCTGAAAAGCCTCGACTACCAATAAAACCTGTCCCCCCAGATCCTACATATCCTACACTACCAAAGAATCCTGTGCTGCCTGTAAACCCACGACTACCTATAAATCCTCGACTGCCGTTATACCCTACAACAGCACTTCCTGTATATCCTTTATCTCCTCTAAAAGACCCAGAAGTAAAGGTTCCCCAGGTAAGTCTACGAGTTTCTCCCTGGTCAAAGATAACAAAGGAAGCGTCGTTTGTTAATGTTGATACAACTGGTAATTGAGTGATTTTTGTCATTTTAAAGTCCTTGCAACGGATTACTAAATTCAGTAGTTAGAGCCAATCCATTTTCTAAATAAATTACATAATCGGGCGGGAAATACGGAACTACTGGAGTATAGTAGAACTGTGTCGGAAGTTCTGCAGGTCTAGACTGTAGGAAGTTGGCAGGTTTAGTATCACTATCCATTAATGTTCTAGTCTGATTCCATCCTAAGACGTCGTTCCATACTGTACTAGTTGTAGCTTCTCGTTTGATTATCTCTAATTTAATATTCTGTTGAACACCTCCATTGATATTCAAGGTAATTTCTTTTGTTGATGTATTTACTGTAAATTCAGGTTCTAAATAGTTTAGTCCCTTATAAACATATCCGTTTATAGCATTCTTTTCAATGCTTCCAGAATATACCCAAATTTGTTTAGTGTCTGCTACTTTGTACGCATCACCGATATTAATTCCAGCAGGTAGCAGGCTAACGGTGCTGGTTGTACCCAATAACTGATACTCTAAGCTATCGTAGGCCACTGTAAAATCATGATAGACATAATCATCCTTACGTAGCACACGGCCGCCGTAGGTAACTATAACTTGATCTTTAGCTGAGATTGTTTCTAGAGAAGTAGCTGTTGGCTGATACTGTAAAGTAATACCGTCACTAATAACTGTAGATAGACCGTTTGTGGCTGTAGATGTTACGGTACTTATAATATACGTATCGGTAGTCGAAGTAGTCCATTGAGTTTGTCTATAAATTCTATCTTCATACGGAACTGTCTGTTCAGGACTTTGGTCAATTACTTTGGTTCCAATTGGTAGATAATCACTAGATCCTGTGCCTAAAGTTCCTCTTCTAAGCTGACTTAATACATTGCCATTTATTTTGTAGAATTCAATACGCTCTTTGTTGATTAATACAACTCCTGGAATATTTTTTCCAGTGATTGGAGGAATTAATACTGTAGCATCCTCTACTACAATCTGAGTACCTGTACTATACAACGGCTCTGCAAGAATTGTGGTATTTTCTTTACTTAGACGTTTAAAGTGAGTCCTGTTGAAAATATCTGTAAAAATTCGGTAGCCTAGAACTTCGTCAGTAGGTTTACTATTGTCAACAGTAGTAACAACTACTTTACTGATCTTGCTCATGGGTACTTCTTTTCTTAATTGTATTGTTTGATTATCATCTAACATTAGATAATCAAACTTATTAATCAAAGGAATACCGTCAACTTCAACCCATAAATAATTATCATCAATAATTTCTCTACTTAGTTTAAATTTTCTATGTGTCTTTCCTGGAAATCTTTCAACTCTTAACTGCAAATTGTCATGATTATTAAATGTTACAATCCTTAGCTGAGAGCCCGGTGGAATATTTCCAGTATTAAGTATTGTTATTTGGTTATTTTGAATGTCATAATCTGGAACAGAATTATCAATACTAATCATCAATATAGCCAATACATCGCCTACATTTATTATACCTGCTGTGATATTGACAATATCTTCAGTTGACGGTTTAGTCCAATCTGCACCGTATGATAGTTCAGCGCCGTTTTTGTAAACTCTAATAGTCCTATTTGCAATATTGGTATCTACATCAGATTTATATTTGTCTACTACATAAGACAGTTGAGCAGGATCAGTGACTTTATAATAACTGATAATAGGGGGAATAAGTCTCTTATTTCCATTATTTGTTTTAATTTCTACAATTGCGTTGGCTGCTGCTGGTTCTATAATTCCCGGAGGAAATGTCAAGTTGTAAGTATTAGTAGACAGTGTGGTGGTAATAAATTGCTCAATTGGTTCATTGTAATACTTGAATGAGTTACCGAAGAACCAGGCCTGAATAGTTGCAGTCGTAGCCGTGTTTAAATTGTACACTCTAGCTGCAACTCTATTATTATATTCGCCTGCTGATTCTATTCTATATCCGTAAACAGATGTAGATGTAGTTTCAGATATAACTTCTCCATTGACAGTAACATAAGCACTCTTGATTGTTCCTATAGAAGATAATCCAATAACTTCAGCTGTTGAAGTTCCTACACTTACTGCGGCTGCTGTGTCAATAGCGCCAATTTCTACATTTGGACCAGCACTGCCTATTCCCATTATAGTATAGCCAACTGGTCCGGATGTTGTTTGAGGAGGGATAATAAGATTTTCTGTTGCCCAATCTACTGTAAATTCAGTGCTTGTAGTAAATTCAGTTGTAGTTGAATATTGGAAGACTTTTCCATCAAAGGTAACATAGATACTGTCCTTGTTAGGAGGAAGCATCATTAACTTTGCAGAAGTAGTTGTGCCTGTTTGAATTCCTATATAATTGCTTACAATTTTAGATGACAATGCACCTGAATTTCTCGTGTAGACATTAATTCCAATGCTCTCTGTTACAAAGCCGGGAACCATTTCATCTGGGGCATAGCTTACTGCTGAAGAAATAAACTGATCGCCGTCAATTATTATATCTTCAGGATTAATTCCCAAAGAGTAAGTATTGGCTAGATCTCCTGCATCAAAGGCAGTATCCAATAAACTAGAATTAGTATCGTAGTTCCAAAACTCAATAATATCGCCCGGAACTAGTGTCCTAGAAGTTAGTGTGCTAAATGTAACAGCATTAGTAATTGTATTAATTGCAGAAATACTTACATCAGTAGTTGTTGTAATAAAAGAAGTTTCTGTAGAACTAATAACGTTTGCAATCAGTCCCACAGCAAGACCATTAGTAGATGTTACAATTACTGTAGCAGTACCGATTGATGCTGTAGAAGATACTTTAACTTTTTTGTAGTAAGAAACTTCATCTGCCCAAACGCCCTTGTCATAATTTGATGTATAATTTGTAAACGTTGTTCCCCACTTGGTAGAATAATCAAAAGGAAGTCCTTCTAAAGTAACTCCTGGATATTCAATCCCGGCCATTAACTGTTCTAATGTGCCAGGCATTCCGGAAGTAGCAGTGTAATAATTTACAATTCGATCAACAGCATTAAACAATTCAATATTTTTATTATAGGAAATGTCTAATTGTTTTCCAGCTGTAGGAATTTCTTTAGTAAGAACAATCTTAGAATATTTTTTATTGTAATCTTTAAATTGCTCTTGATATTGTACTACCCTATAATCAGTTGACAATACAAGATCACCGTCTAAAGTAATTTGTATGTTTGACTTAGTTGGTTCAGCATACCAAGTTAAAATAAACTCATTTGCCGATCCATCGCAGATAAACGAGTCTGACGTAACAACATTTCCTATACTAGACGATTTGCTAGTCCTATCAAATTTAATTCCAATAAGATTAGATCTAACTTTGTTATTTGATAATCGAGCGTACAGAATGGCATCTTTTGATGCGCCACCACCTATAGCTTTTACAACAGGGGGCAATTTATATCCAGAACCAGAATTAATAATTTCAATACTGCTAATTTTTCCAGAAGAAATATACGCAACTGCGGTTGCGCCAGTTCCATAATCTCCAGGAGCAGGTTGAATTAATATTTCTGGGTTGTAAAGATATGTTTCTCCTGGATCTCCTATGCTAATACTGCCAACACCGTAGAGATAATTGTCAGACCAACTCTTCCAAGGATACTCAGATAACATGCTGTTAGTTACTTCATACAATCCTGTATTTCTATTGTAATCAGTAGGTAAATCAAAATCTGTTGTATAAGTGTTAGATTCTTCTAAATTTTTATAATTGGTAGTGTATGATCTTAACTGTGTATGATACGGTTTAACTTCTTTTAAATATTCTTCAAAAGATGTATCATTTCTTAACTTGTAAGACGGTGTTTGATCTAATAGACCAGAGTAGTTTGTAACATTGATAAAGGATGTTTTGAATGCCCAGTCAAGTATTTTCTGCTCTGTCAGTGCATATCTTACAGATTTAAAGAACAACAAGTTCCAGTTAACTTTTAATTCGTTGACAAAAATATCTTGTTTTAATGCTTGTAAAATGTATTGCAATTCTAGATCAGGTGTTTGATCGTATAGAGTTTGATCATACCTAGTATCAATATCATCAAATCCGTAATTACTATTTTTAATATTCCAAATATCATCAGAGATCTGAATCGTTCCCTGTTCTTTATAAAGCAGATTATAATCTGTGTCAAACGTTCCATAAACATCAGATGTAGTTTTTTCTAAGATAATATATCGTCCATCACCGCCATCTTTAACTTTAACATACTGTCCAGGAGTAATATCAGTCAAGGCCATTAGCTCATATACTTCGTTAACAGTATAAGCATAGTCAATAAATTGATTGTAATCAGCAGAAGCCCAATCTATGTAATTCCAGTATAAAGTAGTATTATACTTTTGTGTTTGTGATCTTATCCACTGACTAGACATGGTGTTCCACTCGAACAGTGTCCATTTTCCGTTATATAAATTATCGGCGATTACTATTACACTGTACGGTCTTACTTCTAAAGTAGGCGGTTGATTATCGGGATAGCCAATTCCAGCATTTTCTATATTGCAAGAAATAATTCTGCCATATAAATCTATTTCAGTTTTAATAATTGAATGTCCTTTATTGCCTAAAATAGTTACAGCTGGTGCAGTTTTATAACCAAATCCAGGTTCATCAATTACTACTGCACGTATCTTACCATTATAAACAGTACAGCTTAATTTTGCCTGCTTTAGTCTCAAAGTATTGACTAATAATAGGCCTTCGTTGTCTTCAACAAGTTGATCCCACTCTCCACTATATTCGTCAGGATAAGATTCCTGCGTATTTAAATTTTTAAAATTATAATTTCCAGTAATAGGATTAGCAAGAAGTATCTGATTTGCAAATTCAACCACGTTTCTCAAAGCTTCTGTTCTATTTTTAAACATACTTTGACGAGGTCTAATTTCTATACCGCACTTCTGTCTTGCTGGTAGATTAGGATCTGGTACTAGATTACCAAGACTATCATGACCAATTAAGCTGTCTAACAGTTTCTTTTCTAATAGAGCGTTAGGCAAGCTGTACGTTGAATTCTCTTGTAGGAGCAACCACTCAGTATGTCTCGGAATATCGCTTTTGGTATTATCATAGCCAATATTTAGATGCATTCTATCTGAGACTAAAAGTCCTTCAATATTTGACAACATCAATGCATTGTTATCTATTACACTAAGGTAACGCAACCCGTATGACGTAGGATCTAAAATTATTGAAGATACTTGGCTGGCGCTAATTCTTCTATTTTTAGCATTAGGAACAGTAACTTTATTTTTTACCCAATAGTAATAATAATCAGTAAAAGAATTAGTTGCAGAATTATAAACAGGTTTAACAGAATAAACAGAATCATTTGCATATCTAGGCTGTCCGCTAATTCCTTCTGTTAAACCTTCGGAAGTATCTGCTAATGCAGCCCATTCACTAGGAAGGTAAACACTGCCTACCCATTCATAAATGTCAATAGAGCTTCCTGGAAATAGTTTGCCCCAGTTGTTTTTTCTATAAAGCAGAGAACTTTGTTCATACAACACATATTTTACTGTGCTTAAATCCCACCATAAGTCTCCAACTCGTTCGTCTAACCAGTTAGACGTTGTATCGTTAACAGTTAATACTGTGCCTGTTGAATAAATTGCAGGATCAAAGTTAGATCTATATTTGAGTTCTTGTTCTGCAATACCTGCAATTTTTCCTTTTGCAGGATCAATGACTTCTAAGAACTCAACAATACTTTGATCATAAAGGTCGTATATTGCAGCTTTTTCTATAACATGTACATCTATAGGATCTTCATAAGTCTGTATTGCAGTTAAACTGTTTTTGGCCAAATCAACTTTATTAAAATAATAAAATTTACTCGTAGACGAAGTACCGGGTGCTCCGACATAAATTGTATTGTTTTCTACAAGTACATCAAATCCAAATCTTGTTTCTACAATATCACTTAATGTATTAACTTTAGGTTTGAGTTCTTCAGCTAGTACATAACGAGTTCCGCTAGATTTCTTTTGATATATATACGCAGTGCCGTAATTTTCTACAATGTCTAAGAATTGAGTACTGTTTGAATCAAACGTTGTATCGTCATTGTCAAATGTTACATAAACAGAATTATTTCTACCTACTGACCCTATAACCAATGTTTCAGTTGCTGCATCATAATCTAAAGATACGCCAAATCGCATTCCCTGTCCAGGAATAGGATTAGATAATATTTGAGGATTAATATTATCAAATGTTCCGTTTTCTTGTCTCGAATAGATTAAGACGGCGCCAAACGAGTTATTGATGTTTCTATGTTCGGGACTAGATACAAACAATTTGTCTCCAGCATCAGTTAATAAAACAATATGTCCAAATCTGCCATAGTCTAGACCTTCTTCTGCCCAGTTAGGAAAATTAACAGTTTCAGGTGTAATAACCTGAGGCACAGTATCACCTATTCCATCATAGATAGCAACAAATCCAGTACCAGCTGTTCCGGGTGCGCCGATTGCATATAATCCTACTTCCGAACTAGAAATAGAATAACCAAATTGTGATCCAACTGTAATAGGTACATCAGATGTGTCTAACATATAGGCAGACGACGTTGTAATAAATGTAGACGAAGTTAGATCTACATTATAAGACCACACTCTGCCTGTTCCTGTATTTTCTGTTCCAGGTTCACCTATTAATAAACTAGTGCCGCTATTGCCAACGCTAATTGATTGACCAAATCTATAATAACTTGTAGGGTCTGGACTTAACAGAACTAATTCTGTGTTATCTGTAAACAATATAGGATCTATACTGCTAATTTTAACTGCACCTTCTTGAGCAAGTCCGCTGGCAGATCCTGAAACTGTAGCATATCTAACTCCGCCTGGAAGTCCTGTTCCTTTGGCATTATTAAGTCCAGGGGCACCTGCAAATATTAATCCATGCGTAGACGTGCTGAATTCGACAGGAGAAAGTACTACCTTAAACCCAAATTCGCTATTTGACTTATCGTCGTAATAGGCAGTTTGATTTTCATTTAGATTAAATTTAAATCTTCTTGATACAATGCCGTTGGTAGATCTAGTGTAGACAAAAACACTGCCTGTGCCCTCAGAATTATAAAATCCAGGAGCACCTGCTAGAAGTATATTACTACTTGTAGTTTTACTTAAAGAATGTCCTAACTTCTGATTAGTAGGCGAAGCTGGTGTGACTACTGCTGTTCCATTGTAGTTTTGAATTTTTTCATATACTGACCAAATATTATCGTCTATTGCTTGGTCGTTATCTATCCAAAATTTAGTACCTGCAGGATATCTTACCATTTCAGAATCTGCTGGCAAGTTATCAAATATATCATATCTAGCAGTACTCAATTTGAATAGAGCGCCACTAGGTGTTTCAGGAACACTTACAACCGATGTCAATGTTGTTGCAACTGTAAACTGTTCCAAAGATGGAATATTTTCTACTTGATAGATCCTGTTAATAGTATCATTAAGCTGTGTGATAGACACATAATCGCCTACCGATAAACCGTGCCTATCAGTAGTGGTAAAAGTTAAACTGGTTCCTATAACAATATTAATACCAGTTATACCAATATCATGAATACGATCATAACGAGAAACGTTCCAGTCTCCGTTATCAGTAAATCCTATCCAAAAAACGTCGCCTTCTACAAATTCTCGATTGTTCTCATAAGACAATAAAAAGCTGTCATTATAGAATTGGTAAGTTACATCATTTGTATTTGCATATCCTGCAAAATTAAACTCAAAAACATTAGTGGACGTAGTGGCAAAAATGTTATTACTTGTATAATCAGTTGGTTTAATTGATAAATTAGAAGGAACTATATAATTAATTAGATCATTAGATGCTGCTGGTACACTATCTACAAAAGTTATTACTTGAGGATTTTCTAAAAATGAACCTTCAACTAGTGGTAACTCTAATTCTTGGAAACTCGAATATGATCCATAATTTCCAATCCTAAATGCCCATTCTTCAGTATAATCAATTTCTCCCTGGCGATTGAATATCGAAGCTTTGGCAATTTTGTTAACTGCGTTCTTAGTACCTTTTTCTTTAATATAACCTTGATAGAATTTGTACTGAGCGATAGGATTTGTAAAAATACTATTGAGATAAACCCTCGGTGTATACCCGACTAGGTGTTGTGCCATCTTCTGCTGAGAAGAATCAAAGTTATCAATGTCAAGACTATAAAAGTCTTCAAACTGATTAATTTTATAATCAAAGTTTGGTAATAATCCAGAAACCGGCTTTTCGTTTAACAAGACCCAACCATCATCTGTTGAGAAATATTGTTTGCCCTGTATACTTTTAGCAGCAATATAATATCTTCCAGAGAATTTTATTACATCTGCATATTTGTAATCAACATATTTGTCCCAGTTTTTAATTTTTACATCGTCGTAAACAAACCCAGGACTATAATAATCGCCATCCCATCCACTGGTCCTAAAACCAGAAAGTTTCATTCTTAATTGTCGATACCCAGTTTCAATATTATAAATGGTGTCGTTGAATACTGTGTTGTTATTGAAGATAATTGCATGTTCTTTCTGAACAGAATTTATTGTAGCAAAATAAATTCCGTCTTGAGAACCGGTTACCTCAAATTTACAAACACCGTCAAATCTCGAAACATTTAAAAACGATTGAGGAAAAGTTAATCCGCTAGCATTTAAAATGCTGTAGGAATAATAATTATCAAATAAATTATCTACAACACTTGTTGGATAAGAATACTTTAATTGTGTAGCAAATGGACTGAGAGTAATGATACTGTTATCTGCCCAATTTTGAGTAGACCAATATAAGAATTCTTTAGCAGACAGGTCCCAATCTAAAGATTCTCCTAACTCTACATCATAATGATCGAATATAAATCCTTGATCAGATAACCATTTTCCGTATCCAATAATTAAATCGTAAACAGCTTGAATATTTTCTAATTTTGTGCCGTAAGAAATTTTACGACTAGTTTTATTAAAATTAATCGATGTCTGTACTGTGGCGCCGCCTTTTACTGGCAAGATAGGAATTATCTGGAATAACGCATCATTGAACGTGTCTTCTGCTAAATGATCTACTTTTACTCTATAAAATTTATTTTCATATCTAACTACTGAACCAGACGAGTAAAAATGATTTCCAAACGCTGCTTTTGCTGTGGTAGTATCAACTGCATCTAACCCAGTTGCTCCACCAGTTGTAGTTGGTGACCAATTTACATAATTTTCTGATACGCCGCCTACAGTGATTGACGGAGTTGTACTGTTCCTTATAGAATCATAAATTTCAAAATAAGGTTTATAAGTGTCGTACCCTTTGATAATATAACCGTCAGTTGCTCTCTGAACAATAATACCGCTAATATTAAGAGATTTAATTGGGTTACTAATATTCAAAATTAGTTGATAATCTTCTTGAGGTAAGATACTTCCTAAATTAGTACTGTCTGGTGATACTGCATCTATCAATAATTGAACTTTTTGTTTATTGATAAATCCACCAACTTTGTAGAATAAATTAAAATCAAGATTTTTTAAATCTGTTGTCAAAGAATCCAAGTATGTGGTCAGACGCTGTTTGCCTACTTCACTAATATAAACACTGTAGCCACTTGTCAATGTGTCATTGTATCCAAAGATTTCTACAGCTTTGAGATTTAAATATACTTTGTCAGTACCGTACACCCACTGTCCTGCTGAATTTTTAGATATGCGACTTGGGTCGTATAATAAACTAGAATAGGTAGCAGGCTGAGTCAAAGCTAACATGCGTTGAACGGCGAAAGGCCAGTAACTGCTACGGCGCCATGCAGTTTCTCCTGCGCCTTGATCTCCAAAAATCCATGGTTGTCTACGATTATAACTTGTTATGTTTGAAATAAGATTTACAGACGGATTTAAAAGATTACCAAATTGGTCTACGGGAATAATAGAACTTAGTCCTGGGCGAGCATAATCTACATGTACACCCACACGATCACCTTGACGAATTCTGCCTTCTTCAAGATCGTTCCAAAGAAACACATTTCCTAGAGTGTAAGGTGCGGTTCCGTATTCGTCTTTCCACCAATTAGGTTCTTCGCTGAATCCTAACATTTCCCATGGTGCAGTGTGCGGTTTATCTGTACCGTAAAAATATTTGTAGATGCTCCTCCAATTACCTCTAACATTAATTCCTAAAGTAGAATTATATCCGTTAAGGTAATTATAGGTCCACGGATCTGATTCGTCAAAAGGAGAATTATTAGTATACTCTATTCCGTAGAAGCCAGCCCATTTTATAAAATCTTGTTGTAGAATTGTGTTTACTTCATCTAAATTGTAAAGATTAGTGGACTTAAACGCATTAGGTAAAACAGAATTAATATCTAGTATGTCAAAATTGTATTGACTCTTTATATTATTATAAATTCGTTTTTCTAATTCTAAAATTATATTATCTCTATAATCGTCGTAAGCAATAGTAATACTGCCGTCATGGCCTTGTATAACAGCAGTCTCATTTAGATAGGTGTCATCTAGATAGATAGCAGGTGTGAATTTAGGATAAAGACCTAATTTAGTAGGTGTTGAAGGTACATACGAACCGGTAGTGTCAGTATAATCGTCAATAACTATTATGTCTCCCTTTGATAAAGGAATTAAAAACTGAACTGCCGAGTCAACAGTAAATTCATAAGACTGGCCAAACAATAACTGTTCACCGTTTAGATAAACTAAAACAGCTCTATTGCTTAGTTGTGTTAGATTAAAGTCAGTAGTTATAGGATATACTGTATTCCTACTGTCAGTCACTGTCCATGTTCTTCTAATTTTATCTGCACCATATGGTACCATATCAGAAATATGCCAAGGACTATTAACATCTTTATCTTTGTTAAGATCTTTAAGAACAACGTCAACTGCAATTGACGGATCTAATGCAATGTCAATCTCAGTAATTTTCTTTAAGAATGCAACTTTAAATTGATTATACTGGTCGGCAGATTTTTCGATAGCATCGAGTAGACTGTGTTCTTTAATGCCAATAAAGAAATTTGCAAACGAAATAGGATTTACATTGGCAATTAATCGTGTTCCGTATGACGAAAGATTAGCCGCATCTCGAACAGCAGGATTGCTAAGACTATAGCTTTGATTGACCATAGATTTTAAATGGTCACTTAATTCCGAAAAACTTAGAGAATTGATATTTCCATTCAACGGATTATTAGTAAGGCTTAAAGGCGGCTCGTACCAACCATTTTCATTATCTTTGGCTGTAGTCCTAATTTTTAAAAGTATATCTGATCCTGCAGAAATTGGATCAAGAAATTCAACATATGATTTATAATTTTCAGTAATTACATCAAACTGTGTGTTAGTTAGTCTAGCATTATTGACATATACTTCTAAATCAAAAGTAGCACCTACTGGATTTTCAATCGCATTAATTTCAAATAAAGTAGTTTCTTCAGATACAGAACCAAATTGAAGAATAGGAATTTGATATTCTTTAGCAGGTTTCCAAACATTTCCAAAATAAGATTCGTATGGGTCATTTACTTTAATAAATGTATTACTAGAGAGGACTGGAGAAACAACAGAATTTTCAATTACATTAAATGTGTCTGAAGAGAAATAATTTTTAAATAACCAACTTCCGACTCCTGTTGCTGCATTTGATTTGTATTTGATACCAAAGTCTAATACTGCATCATAGATAGATCCTGTATCATACCCAAATATCTTATTTCCTTTAAAACTACTATCATATAATGTTGTATTTGAATAGCTAGAGCCAATACTATCAAATAGATCAAATAAGGGAGCCTGATTTAATTTTGTATGTTGTTGTGCGTACTTCCAGCTGCTGCCATTGTACCACCAACTTGATCCTTGATACTCAGTTCCGTGATTTACAGTAATAGAGACTCCTTCAACAATCAAGTCCTCAATAGGAACTAATTGTAGTTTAGATTCAATAGCAAGTGTAATACGGTTAAAAATATTAACAAAGTTTACCTGATAAATTTTATTTCTTACATCTGCATCTCTATCAGCATTAAAAATTACTCGTTGACCTTGTTCAAGTAACCTGCCGTCGACATAATATCCATAAGAATTTTCAACAGTGCTGAATACATCGGTTATTACATTATCAAAAAGATCAACATTACTATATCCTATCGATCCAAAATTATATAATTTTAAATCTGGTTTAAATTCAATAATAGGACGCTGTGCTCTTTTAGACGCAGGATAAGCAGGAGTTTGTCCCGTTAATTCTGCGCTTACTTTAATAATATCTTTATGGAACCAACGATTATAACGTGTCCAAGGATTTAAGTCCTGACTTGCTTTGTTAATAGTTACATATTCTGGTATGATAGGAAGTATTTTAAAATTATCAAACGGATATAAATCAAACGGTTCTGCATCAAAATTATCATTATACTCGGGGCTTAATTTTTCAGAAACTGTTAATAGACTAGCGTCAACAAGTCTAATTGCCGAACCTACCCCTTCTACAAAAAATTCTTTATTTCTATAAGTTTCTGGATAGACTTCTCCGCTAAACTGAATTCTCATTCCATTAGAAAGTTTGACTCCATTCCCAGACATATAGGAAACTTTGCCTATTACTTCTGCTTCTACGTCAATTGTAGAATTTTCAGTTGCACTCTTGACATTAATTTCTCCCACAAAATAAGGATTATCATCTGTAGTATAATAAAGAACTGAAGGAGTATTGTCATCAATAACAATAGTAACTGTTCCAGAAGAAATGCCGTTATTAATGACACCACCTATATACTGATCGCCTGTACCCAGGCTTGGAAAATTCTTTATATAGAATTTATGATTAGAATTTATTACAAAAGAAACTTCACTAGTCCTGTAAAGAGTAATGAGTGGATCTTCAGTTAATCCGTCCGGAGTAAAGATCCAACCTGTATCTGTTTCATTATCATTAACGGCATAGGTACTGTTAGATGCTGCCAATGTGCCGGTAATAGTAATAAGATTAGGTCCGGTAACTAACCAGTAGTAATCTTGATAGTTAACAAATTTATCCCAGTCAATAAACGGATCAAAACTGTAGTGTTCTGTTCTAAACAGTCTATCTAGATTGTTGTTAATTCCGCCTTCTACATTTATTTGATTAAGCAGATCGTCTATAGCAATAACGTCTTTTACCTCACCTGCTTCATTTTTTACCACTAAAGAGGGATTAAGTTGATAATCTCTTCGTAATTCAAGAACTTCGGGAATGTAATTATCAGTAGTGCTTACATACGTTGGTGTTAATTTAGATCCAATGAATCCGTCTAATCTTTCAATTTGGGGTGGTTCCATTAATTGATCAATAGTACTTGCTAAGAATTTAGAATTCTTGTCTGTTCTCAAGTACTCAGGTAATAAATCAACTGATTTTATTTTTTTTGCCATTATTAACTTCCGCTAGATGTAACAATTGTTGCTGTAGTGTTTAACTGTGATGCAGTGATTGCATTGATTACCTGTATGTCGTTTACGGTTGCGCCGCTTATAAAAATCTCGTTACTTAAACAAGCTACTTCGTATAAACTTCCAAAATTGTTTATTTTTGGAACAACGACAAAGTTTGTAATGTAAGGACTAACTTCATTCATGACATAGGTAACTAATTCACTAAAATAGAAAGATTGTCCAAATTCCCAATTTTCTAAAGCAAAGAAATTATTAATAGTCTCTAAGATTCTTGTTTTAATTTCATTATCACTAATAGGTATTGCGTTGTTTTTAACAGCTTTAAAAGTAGCCTGTAAATTAATATCAGCTTTTGAGCCAAACAATATTTTATATTTTACCGGCTGAAACACAATCTCGTCGCTTATTGTCTTGATGTTTTCAAGACCACTGGCATAGTTTTGTTCTAGACTTTGGCTCGTAGGAGTTAATGGTTCAGTTCCTATGCCAGTACTTAGCCATGTTCTAAAATCTAAATCATATCTGTTTGTTAACAAATATAGATCCATAATATTACTCTTACTAGGGTCAACTCGGCGTGTTTCTCCGCTGTTATGAATGTATTGGAATTTTACATTATTTCTGCCAAGGTATGCAGAATATTCTGGTTGATATGTCCATAGTGTCGACGTAGAATATTTCTTTACCACATTTTCAGAAGGATTAGAAAAATAATATAATTGATCGTTAATTGGAGAAGAGACAGAAGCCTGTGTAGAGGTTGTTATAATATCATCATTAGACAGCTGGGTTCGCAACCCGTTGGTCATTGTTTTAAAGAAAATATAGTTTGTGCCTGTTCCTACTATGTTTTCAAAAGTGTCAGGATCTTCAATTTGTCCTGCATTATTATAATCGTAAAAACTTACTTTGACTTTTTTAGGTTCTACATAACCGTCAGGTTCAATAATTGACGAATCAACTTGCCATAGATAATCTTTTCCTAAACTAACAACTGGAGAAACATTGCTTGCTGTATTAATAGATAATACTGTAATTTTATCTTTAATTACTGTATTAGTAGTGTAATCATAGTTGACATTGTTGCTATCAATGTAAAACGCAGTCTGTTGCTCGCTTTCAAAGATATAATCAGTAATTCTATACCTGACTCGATATCCTTTACCGTTCCAATTAAAACAAACTAGCCAGCTGGAATCTTGTTGAGTATTGGTTTTGTCGCCTTGCTTAAAAAGATCAAATGAGCCAAAAGAATTTAAGTTTGTGTCGAGTATAATTGACCATTCTCTTGTTGTATTGTTAATAGTTAAACCAAAGTTACGCTGAGTCCGGCATAGATTTACTATTTCGTTTTCAAAAGCATACGAATATGCACTCTTATATTTGGGGATAACTTCAATGGGTTGAGCAGTAGAAGCAATAAGTGTACTCAATACTATAGGACCTGTGCCGTCTGATAATGTGCCTTGGCCGCTGTTAGATCCGTCGCTAACAACTTTTGTAACTGTAGCCCAAGTTATAGTATTGTCTTGATTCAAAAATTTAATCATCGAACCTACAGAAACATATTTTAAATTATTAGTTGTAAAAGATCCTACACTCTGTGGTGTTGACGGAGACGAGTCTGGCTGTGTCTCAAAATAACCAGAACACTGTCCAGACATCTTAGTAATCTGTTTCCATTGTAAATTTAAATCAACTAATGTAAATCTTTCAAAATTATCTAAGTAGAAAGATCTCATTGCTGTAGAACTAATAATAGGACCCAGGCGTTCATTAACAACAGAATACACCTCATTACTGTTCGTAAATTCAAAATCAAAATATTCTTCGTAAGAATTTTTGTAGAGCATTCCGTCAGTCGCAAATATATTTGTTTGGCCGTATTTGCTGCTTACATCACTTAGGTCAAAATACTTGCTAAGACCACTAGTAACGCGGTTAATACTTTTTATTTTTAAAATATCATTGCTAAGAGACAAAGGAGCAATATTATAATCTTCAGCAGTGACCATTCTGTTTTGCGTATAATAAACTTGAGGAGCCTTGCTTCGAATACTTGCATTACTTTCTGTGGCAGAACTATTAGAAACTGTATATTGTAAACTAAGAGTTAAAGAAAGCGTATGGCTCTGACCAATTTTATTAACATAAGGTATTTGAACAATAATGCCGTTCATTTGTTCTGGTTTAATACTATATTCAGATCCGTTACTTTGACGATATAATAGTCTAAATTCTCCCTTAGGAAGATTACCAAATGCGCCGTCTGCAAAGTTTAAATCAATTTGATCGCTGTCTCTGCTGGTAACACTGTAGATGTTTCTTTCATTTTTACTTAGACTATTATAGATAATATTATTACCAGTAATAGCAGACACTTTATTCCAAAGAGTTGAATAGTTAGCATTGCCGTCTAATTGCCATAACCAAACATCTGTATCGTTGATATTGCCTGTATTAACACCGATTATCTCATTAGGTACAGGATTAGTAACAGAAAAACTAGCCAGCCCTAAAGTTCCTTGACGAAAGTGAGTAAAGAAACCTGTGTTAGAACTTCCATATCCTTGATTGTCATTTTTCCAAATTAAACTAAATGCATTTCCGGGGGAAGGAGGTTCTTCATATACAGTGCTAGATCCAGAAAATGTGCAGCTGGTTACTTCAAAATTCATGTTGGCGCCGTTGATATTTTTTAAAAAACTAAAAACAGGAACATCAGTATTAGAGCTGCTAATTCGATATTGTTCTGTAAAAATTCCATCAACTGTTCCACGATCGTACGGCTTACCAAATACAAAACTTCCAGGCATTGCCGAGTTAATAACTGTGATAAATTGCTGGTACCAATCTGCATTGGTAGAATCATTCCAAGATATTGTGGTGTTGGCTAGGTTAATTCTATTTGCATCAACAACAGAATCTGTTGTAGAAATTCCAACTAATTTTAAAAATCCATTTGACGGTACGTTACGTTTAGGAACATAACTGATAAGCTGGGCCAAACGCAACACACTGTCTCTACGTTCAGCAGTTTCTAAGAAGTTTTCTCTTGCATTAAGATCAACTCGAAAACTTAAATTTTGTCCTAGGTAAGCAATAAGGTCGATAAGTGCAACATATTCACTACTGTCGATAAAATCGTTAAAATCTTCGGGATAGTTTTCACGAAGATATTGAATCATCGTGCGGCGGAGTGTTTCAAAGTCGTAACTTTGGAAGTCTGCATTGCGGAAGCTCTGATATATCTTCTTCCAATCTTCTGCAACAAGTAGTTTAGTGTTTGTCGATGGGATCATAATTTTTAACTTTATACCATATTTATTGTAAAAATAAAGTTGGTATTTTATTGTTGCACAACAAGGCCTATTGATTGATCAAACTGCAAACGCATATTTGAGGTTTGATCTGTATTTTTTAACAAAAGTGTTAATTCTAAAAAATATCCAGTTTCGTATTCTGTGAGATCCATTTGTATAGGTGTTACTCTAGGATCACTTGTACAAATAACTTGAATATCGTCCATAAATTGTTGTCGGGTAATTGGAGTAGCCGGTTCCATTATAAGGTCCCATATTGCACTACCAAAAGTAGGATTCATTACTCGTTCACCTCTACGAGTTCGAAAACTGTTTATAATATCTTGTTTTACTAAATCAAAATCAAATAGTTTGGTAGCCGAGGTAGTATCATCAACAGAGCTAAATCCTTTGTAATACTGGGACTGTTTTACCAGTGCAGTGTTTACAGCACCCGTATCATTAATTTCAATGTTTTTGTATGGCATGGTATATTTATAGGTCTTTGATTTACAGATTATTACCCGTTACTTTCGTGCTGTACATATGGCTCGTGTGTAGGGGCACGTTTTACAATAGTATTTAGGCTTCCTGCAGATCCGCCGGTATTAGGTAAACTGGTTGTTCCTATAGCAGTAGCAACAGCAGCAGATTCTGCTGCAGGTCCATTCATATGTATCTGGTTGGCACTTTCTAAATGTTGACCGCCTGATCTAATATTAGTACTTCCACTAGCTGTAAAATTATTATTACCGGTAGCACTTACTTCTAAATTTTTTCCTACCGTGATGTAACCGCTGTCATTTACAATTAAAGATAGATTTCCTGCAGACTCTATCTTAACTCCAGCTGTACCAGATTTAATATTAACTGCTCCGCCAGCTTCAAGATTTATATCGCCGCTGGCTAAGAAATTAAAATCTTTTTCGCTGTGTATGCTAACACTGTCTTGTGCATAGATATCAATTTTTCCATTACTGGTCATTTCAATCCATGCTGTGCCTTTACTGTTGGCAATGTAGATTAAATCTTTGGTGTTGTGCATCAAGATTTGATGCCCTGTTCTTGTTCTAAGTCTTATCAGTTCATTGTCACCGTTGACATCGCCGTCATCCATAACAAATGACGACCCGCCCAATCTACTGATTGGTGCACGTCTATCACCGCTATAACCAATTTTTGCTTTTGGACCGTTGGGATCCAATGGTCCAGGAGTACTGATGCCGAACACACCGCTGGGCACTTCTCTTCGAGCACTGCTGCTGGTGGTGCCTCTGACAGTATCTAATAATAGGCCTTGCTCAAGAAGTCTGTCTGCAAAAGGATGCACAGGCCTGACTATGGTATTAATGTTAGTTTTCTTTGCCTGTTGATCGCCTTTGTTAAACTCTGCAACAGGCAAGTAGTCAGTTCCGTATTTTCTTTTCTGTTCAGGAGTAAGGGCTACATATTCACTGGCAGCAATACCGGGTATCATATGATTCTGGAATGTATCCTGTACGCAGCCAAACCAATAACCTTGATTAGGATCTCCGTCGACAAAGATAACCATAATCATTGTGCCAATGTCGGGAGGTACCATCCAAAAACCATAACTCTTTTGTACGTCGTTATAGTCAAAAGCGTTGTTTCCTTCCCAACGAACGCTGGTAGCTCCCGAAAACGGACTAAGATATTTTACAATATAAGTGCCGCCTTGAAGAGAAACAGAAGTAGAATTAAAAGGGTTTGTTACGCCCTGGGTTAATACCACTTCTAGACTACCCATGTAGCTAGGATCGAGGTGGTTAGTTATTTCTGCCAGGAAAGGTCCCGGAGATGGTAATCGTCCTTTTTTTCTATTATCTATTGCCATAATTAATCTGGAAACTCTGGTTCTAAGAAACTAACTTCGAGCGGAGGAAGTGGAGTAGATTGAATTACTACTTGTCTAATCGGTTGAGTTACTACTCCTTCTCTTAGTGTTTCAGTTTCATATTTCAGATTGGGGTCAGTTGCTGGACTGTTATCAATTATTTGTCCCGACATTCTTACAACTTGTAATCGTTGTTTAAATATTCCATCAGAAAAAGTACTGCGAGCAGTGTTGACTCTATAAATTCCACTGAATGGTACTTTTTCGTCGCTAAATGCATATAGGCCTCCTTCTTCTAAACTCTGTATGCCAACAGGATTATTAAATTTGATCTGTATTAAAACTTCACCTAACAAGTGATTAACATCCCCTAATTCGTTCATTTTATCTGAATCTTTAGAAGTTTTGGGGTTATAACTGCCTATTCCCCCTTGTATTAGGTAGAAAGGGTCTCCTATAATCTCAAGCTCTCCACTAACCATACTAGTTTGAGAATTTATAATTGCATCATGCATATTCCTTGCCAATGCCAGATACGGATCGTCACTGGGTTGGCCTGCATTACCACCGCTTTGCTGAACGCTAGTTGGTGCATCACTAGTCCTAAACATAGGTGTACCCACAGTTTCCTTCTTCAAAGTTTCTTGATTATCTCCTACAATTTTCCGATCATCTTTTTCTCGTTCTTCAGAAGAAAATCGAGATGTAGGCAAATCATTGTCTCCCAATGCTTTAGGTATAGCTTCAAAATATAGTGTATTAAAATTAAGTTTAAAATTTAATATATCGTTGTTGCCGCCTGTATAGATATAATTATATTCTTTAAGAACTATATTTTTAAAATTGCTTACGTCGATCTTTTGACTATGATATCCAGGTATTCGAGTAAAGTGTGTCAGATAAGGAACTACTGAATATGTAAAATCTTGGAAAGGTTTTCTTGATACAGTGTCAATAACTGACCTATTGGTTACTTCTACTTTAATAATAAAATACTCAAAATATCCGTAATTATCAAGATGCGGCTTTAAGTCTTTTAATTTTTTTTTAATGTATTCACTATCTCTAACTACTGAACTAATAATTTCATGAATCTTTGCACCTTCTCTATATTGAACTTGAGAATCTGTAGTCTCAGGTGATTCTTTTCCTTGAACTTTTTCTCCAACAATTTTGTAGGCATTTTTTACACCTTGAGAAGCATCTCCAGGATCCCTAAAACTGAATAATCGATTAGATTTGTCAATAGATACAAGATTAGACTTACCAATGCTATTAACTTCTTTGTAGTTAAAACTACCGTCTTTATTTCGTGTTGGAAATTTTATAAAATATCTATCAGAAGTAGATGCTAGTTTATTTTCAGCTTTTGACGATTTATCATCGTCCGAAGCTAGCTCATTTAAGTTATTACATAAATCTCCTAAAATCTTTTCTATAGTTGTTCCATTCATAGACACCGGAGATTTAATGGTGTTAGGTAATCCTAGAGCTTTTTCATTAAATGATACCGCTTTGCATCTATAGAGGGTCCCGCGTTCAGTAATTTCAACATCAACTCCTGTAAAACCTAATAAAAAATATCTAGTACTAAGTGGTATAACTTCTGAAGGAGCTAGCGGAGCTGTCGACGGATATCCTTTAAATTCCATTTTTAAAACATAACTAGCATGAGTATAAGTTAAGTAACCAGCTGCTACGGCAGCTACATGTAGTGCTTCAATAAATCCGTTTACACTATAAGGCTCAATAACTTCAAATTTAATAGATGTAGCAGTAGTTGCGCCGCTGGCTTCATTTGGTCCCATGACAGTGTCAATTTCAACATTGTCAATAAACATGTCAAACCGGCCAGGACTTTTTTGATTAAAACTTTTTACTAACTCTGATCCGGAAAAATCCTTCTCGATTGAATTAACAGGAGTATATGTATCGCCAGTTTCTGTATTAATTCTTTGTGTTACTATACGATCAACTACTTCAACTTTAGTGCTTAACCCGGTAAATCCTTTGCCGCCAGTTTTTAAAATTACTAAATCTAATTCAGTATCCATATAAGTATCTGGAGTGTTGGCATCGGTTTTTCTTACAGCAGCCAGAGTAAAATTATAAGTGTATGAAGAGTATCCATAAAAAGGATTCTTTACAAGTTTAGTTTCTGCTGTTGGTTGAGTTGATCGAGAAGCTGTTTTGAATTTGACATCTGTCATATTAACTTCCTAATGCAGATTTAATAGTGGTGATTTTAGGAAGATAAATTTTCTTACCTGCGGTCAGATCAAATATAGGATCTTTAATTAAAGATCTATTTCTAACTGCAAACACCCACCAATAGTCTACAGTGTTGTATGTGTCATAGGATAGTAAATCCGGCCTATATTGGTATCGTGCATCAACTTCGTATAAGATATCGTCTGTTTCTGCAGGAATATTTCTAAAATTCAAAACATCAAGATAACCACTTTCTGTGATAGGTGTTTTGTAGTAAAGACTGCTATTACTGTAGGTTGTCATTATAATAATCCTGTTTTTCTAAGTTGATCGCCGGCAATCCACTCAGTTACTGAATAACTTTGCATCTCTGTTCTACTATACATAGGTGTGCAGGTTATAGAAATTGTGCTTATTGTAGGGACAGCCGTTGTTCCGAATTTCTTAACATCTTTTCCTGTACTAAAATAATCAACACCTTCCGGTAGCTCAACTCGTAAACTGCTAATAGACACAGGTACATTGTCTAACATAAATGAGCCATAGGCAAATAATCTACATACGGGCGGCGGGCTTCCCGCGCCTTGGTCAAATCCAGTACGCATTTTAGTCAACGAACGAAGAAGGTGTACTGTAGACAAATAAACTGCGGCATCTTTTTCATTTTGAACAGTAAATTTTCCTTGAATACTGATTGGAGTAATAGAACTTCTTTGATAAAAATAAATTGCTTGATTGCTGTGCATTGGACTTAATGAACTATAATCGGCTTTTTGCTCATAGCTTATCGCTGGAGTATAAGGAAAAACAATTCCCGCATTCATTAATAATTCAAAATTGTTACCGCCTGTTGTAAATGTCTGTAGATAACTTGTCGGAACTTTAATCCTCACTCTAGTATCATCTGGTGGAGTTGTTCCAGCAGCAGTGGTATAATTTACAGTACCGGGTTGCGGCGGAGTCGGCAAACCTCCAGTTGGCGGTCGTCCAGATAAGATTCTTCCAGCAGCAATAGCAGAAGGTGCCAATACACTGCCTATAAGAAGAGATGAGATTATTGTGTTAGCCATTCTTGTTCCTTTATAGCGTATTTACCGAATAAATAATGTGCTACTTTAATTAACATTGGTTGACAATAACCAAAATCATGTTATACTAAACGTGAGGGATTTTAATAACAATGACAGATATCATACCAGTAATAAAGAAAGTTAAATACTTAAACAACAGAGATTTATTAGCAGAGATACATAGAAGCAAGTGCTCTTTCTCAAGTTTTACCAAATCAGAATACAGTCAGCACGATATTATTCTAACTAATTTGGATAAAATTAACATTCGAACTGTAGCAGACGCAAAACGTGCTAGAGCTAAAAGAATGGGCATACAGGCCTTTGCAGAAGCTAGATTGTCCGGGGATAAAAAGATAAAGTTATCCGAAGTTACTCCAGATTACAAAACCATAGCCAAAACCGATGTGGTTATTAGAATTATGACTTTTGATCATATTCCACTGGCGCCAGGTCGCAAGAAGACAACCAAAACTGTTGCAGATGCACATGACAAGGTTAACTTTCCACCCTTCCAACATTGGAAGTTTGATGATAATGACGAGCTAATATGTGTGGGTAAAAGTCATTGGACTGGCGGAATTAAAACTGGTAAATTCAGTAAGGATCACGGACGTATTACAGAAAACTTAGGTCGCATGTATATCAAACTAGCCGATAGATATGCTCAAAGAAGCAACTGGAGGGGCTATACCTACATTGAAGAAATGAAGGGGCAGGCCATTCTACAACTAAGTCAAATTGGTCTACAGTTCGACGAATCTAAGTCAGAAAATCCATTCGCCTACTATACCGCAGCAGTTACCAATAGCTTTACTAGAATCCTAAACCTAGAAAAGAAAAGTCAAAATATTCGAGACGATCTGTTAGAAGAAGCTGGTTTAACACCTAGTTTGACAAGACAAAACAGCCAAGAATATGCAGAAGAAATTGCTCGACAGGCCGAACTGTATAAGAACATGCGGATGCCAAAAGCCGAAGCTGCTGATTATGTAGATGAGACAGACGGCGAAACAGAGAGCGAAGACGAGGATACTAAGGCTTGACTTTACTCGTTTTAACCGCTAAACTATTGAGATGAATAATTTGTTTAAAAAAGTAGCGGTATTCACCGATCTACATGTGGGATTAAAATCCAACAGCGCAACACATCTTCGCGATTGCCAAGAATACGTAGATTGGTTTATTGAACAAGCACAACAACAAGGGTGTGAAACTTGTATCTTTATGGGGGACTGGAGTCATAATCGCAACAGTCTTAACCTAATCACGCTGAACACATCTTTAGAACTACTGGAAAAATTAGGGGCTGCTTTTGAGCAGTTTTTCTGGTTTCCAGGCAATCATGATCTGTTCTATAAGGACAAACGAGACATCCATAGTTCAGCATTTGGGCGACATATTCCAGGCGTGACTGTGGTCGAAGGAGTAACTACCATAGGTGATGTGACCTTAGTGCCGTGGTTGGTAGGTGACGAATGGAAAGCTATGAAGGATGTCAAGAGCAAATATATCTTTGGACACTTTGAATTGCCACTGTTCTATATGAACGCCATGGTACAGATGCCCGATCACGGTGAACTTAAAGCTGAAGATTTTAACGGGCCGGATTATGTCTTTAGCGGGCACTTCCATAAACGTCAAAGCAAAGGCAGAGTGCACTATATTGGCAATGCGTTTGCACACAACTTTGCAGACTCCTGGGATGACGATCGGGGCATGATGGTGTTAGAGTGGGATGGTGAGCCAACCTACTTCAATTGGCCAAATGCTCCCAAATATCGCGTTATCAAACTCAGCGACCTAATTGATCGCGCAGATGAAGTTATGAAAAGCAAGATGAATCTTAAAGTACATCTTGACATTGATATCAGCTACGAAGAAGCTAACTTTATCAAAGAAACATTTATCGCAGATTACGACATTAGAGAGATTAGTCTAATACAGGATAAGACCAATCTCGAAGGCACCATTGAAGACAACCCTGATCAAAAGTTTGAAAGTGTGGATCAAATTGTCATAGAGCAGTTGGTGAATATTGATTCAGAACAGTTTGATAAAAATGTCCTGCTAGAAATCTATAACAGCATTTAATGGTATAAGAACAATGTTTAAATTAAAAAATATCAGTGTTAAAAACTTTCTGAGTGTGGGTAATCAGACTCAGGCAGTAGACTTTGACAAAGAGCATCTTACATTAGTATTAGGCGCTAACTTAGATCTAGGCGGAGACGATACAGGAAGCCGAAACGGTACAGGAAAAACAACCATTGTTAACGCATTAAGTTATGCTCTATACGGACAAGCGTTAACCAATATTAAAAAAGAAAACTTGATCAACAAGACCAATGGCAAGAACATGCTGGTTGCTGTTGAATTTGAGAAGTCTAGCACCAAATACAGGATTGAACGTGGTCGTAAACCCAACGTGCTTAAACTATATGTTAACGATCAAGAAATCAAATCCGAAGGTAAAGACGGAGAAGACGAAAGCCAGGGCGACAGTCGAGAGACACAGAAGGCAATCGAACAGATGCTGGAAATGTCGCACACCATGTTCAAACATTTGGTTGCACTAAACACCTACACAGAACCGTTCCTCAGCATGAAGGCTGCGGATCAACGTGAAGTAATTGAACAACTATTAGGCATTACCCTACTGTCAGAAAAGGCAGAAGCTCTTAAAACACTTGTCAAAGAAACCAAGGACAAGATACAGCAAGAAGAATTTAAAATTCAAGGCATTAAGACTGCTAACGAAAATGTACAAAAGAGCATTGATAGTTTAGAATTAAAAAATTCAGCTTGGGAAACAAAGAAAGATCGTGATTTAGAAAATCTCGGCAAAGCCATTGTTCAGTTAGAAAGTGTTAACATTGAAGACGAGCTGGCTGCACACATTGCTCTCAAGGCATGGGATGAACTTGATACTAAGATTCGAAACTTAAACAAGCAAAAGTCTACTTTAGAAAGCGCTGTTGTTCAAGCGCAAAAGACACGCGACAAATATATAAAAGAAGCCGAAGCTCTAACCAACAAGACTTGTCCTGCATGTGAACAAGAATTACATGATCATAAGCACGGAGAAATGACCAATACTGCTGTGCAGCACCTTGCAGAAGCACAGACATATTTTGATAAGGTTGCAGGTGACTTGAAAAAGATCTTAACTGAACTGGGCACAGGCGAAATGCCTCACAAACCCAACACATTTTATGATACAGAGGCAGAAGCACTGGGACACAAAAACAATCTCAATAACTTAGAACGCCAGTTGACAGAAAAGATTAACGAGCGAAATCCCTATGCTGAACAGATCGAAGAATTAAAAAAGACAGCCATTCAAGAAATCAACTGGGAAGGTGTCAATATTTTATCCAAGGCCAAAGACCATCAAGAATTTTTACTCAAGTTATTAACTAACAAAGACAGCTTTATCCGTAAAAAGATCATTGATCAAAATCTTGCCTACTTGAATAAACGGTTGGGCTACTATATTGATAAGCTAGGTCTTCCACATCGAGTGGTATTCCAAAACGATCTAAATGTAGAAATTACACAGCTAGGACAAGATTTAGATTTTGATAACCTAAGTCGAGGTGAACGCAACAGGCTAATTTTATCTATGAGTTTTGCTTTCCGCGATGTATGGGAAGGACTATATCAAAGTATCAATTTATTGTTTATTGACGAGCTGATGGACTCTGGTATGGATTCTGCAGGTGTTGAATCCGGACTTGCGGTCCTAAAAAAGCTGGCCAGAGACCGCAATAAGAATATATACTTAATATCACACAAAGACGAACTCGTAGGACGGGTAAACAATGTGCTACGTGTGATTAAAGAGAACGGTTTTACCAGCTATTCAAACGATGTAGACTATGTCGAATAATGAACTAGACAAATATAAGGAACTACATAACGAATTTACTACTAGATTCGTAAAGTATTATAATAGGAACTTAGAATTTATAAACAAAGTTAGCCATGACGGCAACACTGATCTAAAGAAGATTCTCAGAGAGATGATGGCCATCAACAAGGAGATGAGAGACAGTGTTACCGCAGTTTGGAAAGAGATGAGAGAAAACAGGAAAGAAGAATTAGCTGCTGCAAAAGCAAAACGAAAGTTTACCAAGCCGCAACATAAACCCCCAGGAAAACCAAGGAAAATAAAAAATGACAACAACCAATGAACAACTACAACAACAATTTGCAGAATTTCTAGCAGAGGATGCAAAGTTTACAGGCGGCAATAGTGCTGCTGGTACACGCAGTCGCAAAGCATTAGCTGAATTAGGTAAACTAGTAAAGGCTCGCCGTAACGAGATCACTGCTGAAAAGAATGCCCGTAAGGAAGCAAAAACGGCAAAATAATCGATGACTTGGACCCACAAAGGATCTATAGTTAACGAACTACCCGAAGACTGTATTGGTTTTGTTTATTGCATAACCAATACAACTTCGGGACGCCAATACATTGGCAAAAAATTAGCAAAATTTAGTAAAACGACCTACAAAACTGTAAAGTTAAAGAACGGCACAAAAAAAAAGAAAAAGATCCGCAGTAAAATTGATTCGGATTGGCAAGAATATTACGGCTCCAGTGTTGAGCTGACAAAAGACATAGACGCCCTAGGCAAACAAAACTTCTCCCGCGAAATTCTCTACTATTGTAAAAGTAAAGCAGAAACATCGTACATTGAGGCCCGCGAACAATTCGACCGCAAAGTATTAGAATCAGATGAATACTATAACGGACATATACAAGTCCGTGTCCATGGCTCTCACATAAAATCTAAAATTTAATCTAACACTTAAGGTTGGCGGGCCAGTTTGTAATACCGCTGTGGAAAAACCGGGGAATAACCGGACACGTGACATGATGATGCACTCCCGTCAGTTGATCTGACTATCTTGAAAAAGAAGCGAGTTTGAGGGTACGAACCATACGCCCAACGCATTGTTATAGTATGAATGTTGGCATACGAAATCACCGGCTAAGAAAACTTAGACACTAGGAACGAGGTCTAAGACGCAATATGCGAGTCGATGTAGGTTGGGAAAGATCAGAGCCCATTAGCTTACGGTGAATAACAAATACCTACTTCCAATGTCTAGGCTGTGACAACTCACATGAAGACAACAGACGGAACCGCTCAAAACGGTTCCGTCTGACTAAAACAATCTACATGAATCTTAAAGCTTCGCTTTATATCATATATAAAAACAATTGTTTCGAAGCGTTAGCTGAAGAAACAAGTGAACGCAGTTCACTTCAAGTATTATATAAATAAAAATAATCCACTTATAGGATAATACCATGAAAATTACACAACTCCTTACTGATCTAAATGAAGCAGGTGCAAGAAGTGCGGTTCAACAAGCATCAATGAAATCAGCAGCTACAGGAACCCCACAAGCAAATAACCCTTTTAATTTAAAGGTTGTGCCTGGTGGTAAAGGAGTTGCACCTTCAACTACTGCACCTGCTGCAACAGGAACAACTACTGCTCCGGCAGTAAAGTATAATGTTCCTACGGGTGGTGTACCTTCTGTAAAAAGTAATTTACCTCAACCAACAGTAGCTCCAAAAACTACTACTCAGCCCGCGACAGCACCAACAACTGCTGCCCAACCTAAAGGTCCTGGTGCAATGAAGAAAGCATTAAACTATGCCAATTCTGCACAATCCGGACAAGATATTGCAAAGTTTGGCAAAGGAATGGCAGATGCTGGCGGATCACTAAATCGAGGTGCTCAAACTGTTGTTAAAGGCACAGGTAACCTAGTCAAGGGAGTTGGTCAAGGTATTGGGTCAGCGCTTAGTGGAGTAGGTTCTGCGGTTAAAGGTGTTGGAGATGTGGCTGCTCAAACAGTAGGAGGAGTTGCACAGACTATAGGTGCTGCTGCTGGTGGCTTAAAGCATGGTTATCAAAGTGCAGGTAGTGGACAGAAATTTGGCGGAGGTGGATATAGTGGAACACCGACTGCAACACCTGCATCTGGCGGAACACCTTCAGGCGGAAATGACGAAGTTGCAGGATTAAAAGCCACACTACAAGCCATGGATGCAAGGCTTAAGAAAGCCGGAATTTAAATCAACGGCATACCAGTAGTTTTACTGTTTTCAATATTTTCTAAAATTATCTTTGAGATAATTTCTCTATCTTCTTGATCGAGCATGTAGGCCTGCTCTATGCTCAGGCTTCCCCTCATAAACCAAGCCATTTTAAACAATTCATGTTTTAAGGCTTTTGACTCTCTTTCTAGTTTCTTAACCTCTTGGTCAATCTCATCTAGAGTCAGTGTCAAAAGCCTCGAGCGAAAAAATCTGAATTGTTAAAGTTGATAGGAATAGTATAGGTTGCGGGAGCACCGCGAGCTTGTTGATCTTCAGTAGTGGTAAATTCTAAAGATTTAAGATTGTTTTGTTCTTTTAACTTGCCTAGATGCTTGTTAATCTTTTCAAAAATATCTTTGTCAACATTGTTAATAAACTCTTTAATGAACACAGGTTCAGTAACATCTTCGCCATTGGCCACAATCTTATAGACACTATCTGCGGTTAACTCAACAGTTACTTTGGTTAACATGTTAAAACTTTGATTGAACAGTTTTAATTTTTCTTCATCGGAGATCTTTTCGTCATTGACCATGGCTAATATTCTATTGGTCTCAAATGTCTTGATACTGGTCTGTGTTAAATGCTTGTATGACAATGGCTTGACAAACAACACAAGATCTGGACTAACAGCAATTTGATTGATCCATGTATTTTGACTCTGTTGATCTAAGATCACACGCAGATCTAATTCAAAATCAACTTCTTCATTAATTACTGGAATATTATGAGTGAACGGCATTTTTTCGCCGTAGGTTGCTAGTCTAATGGCAACAAGAATTGTATCTAAATCTACTGTAGGAACATCCCAAGCATTTTTAATGTTGGGCATACAACTTTGTATAACATCTACAATAGCCTGTCCGTTCATCAATGCATCCGGAGTCTTAAACAATAATTCGTCTTTGGCAGTCATGGAGTAAACTGGCAATTCTTCATTGTCTGGATAGTCGATACTGCTGTCTGGCCAATATCTTCCACGACTGGGCAGCTTGATATAAATTTTGGGCTGACGCATGAACATGGTTAGTGGATTTTTTTTAGGAGAAAAGGTGTTGTTTTGCATATTTTTATATCCGATAAATAAACTTACTAGGATTCTTATATGTATTTATATACGCAGAAAATGGTGATTTTTAAACTATGAACGGTGCAGCTGAAGCAATTTTAGAAGATCTATTACGACAAGCACAGGTCACTAACGCTCATTTGGTTAACTTGCTCAAGCAAGGTGCGTCTGGCGCTGGCGGAGGGGGCGGGGGCGGCGGAACTGCAAGTTTGGTAAAAGGTATGGGACTAGCTACTATTGCAGTAACCGCAGTAGCCGGCGTGTTTAATACATTGAGTAATATTGTAGGTTATGTAACTAATGTAATAGGTCAAACTGCTAGTAAGATGGTGGACTTTGGCAAGGCCGCTGCTGAGGGTCGAGCCCAACTAAGTGATCTGTTTAGAGTATTTGATCAATTACCGTTAATTGGAAAGTTATTTGATTTATTTGCACAGATTGTTTCTTATCAAGAAAATCTTTTAAGATCGTATCAAGATCTTACCAAATCTGGTGCAAGTTTTAGCGGAAGTCTATATCAGATGCGCACCATGGCCTACAGCGCATATATGACCTTAGACGAATTTGGTAGAGTAGTAAAAGATAACAGTGGTGTATTTGCTACAGCTATTGGTGGAGTAGATGCAGGATTAAAAACATTTGTTGCAATACAGAAAAAATTAGTTGATCCTAATAGTGAATTAGGCAGAAGTCTAATGGGTCTAGGAGTAACAGCAGAACAAGCTGCTAGTGTATTAGGTACTTTTATGAGTTTACAAGGCAATATGAGTCGAGTAAATCGTATGAGCACAGATCAACTTGCTGCTGGAACCGCCGGACTTATAAAAGAATTAGATGCTTATGCTAAGTTAACAGGAAAAAGTAGAGAAGATCAAGAAAAAGCAATGAAACAGGCTGCGTTTGACGAAAATCTAAAAAGATTTATGTCTAGTCTAAACGCCGATGAGATGACAGCAATGCAGGCAAAATTGACACAGGCAATGGATCAGGGAGGAAAAGGTTTTCACGATCAAGTTGCATTATTGGCAATGTCTGGTGGAAGAATATTAACACCACTTACTGATGCAATGAGAGACATTTACGTGCAAACTGGAGGTGCGTCTTTAGAAGCAGCTAAAATCCACTACGAATCTGCTATGACTCAAAAATTAGGTAGTGAAGAAAGTGTAAAATCATCAGAAAAAGCAGCACGTCTCTTAGCACAAGGATACAATGATCAATTGTCTCGTATGGGAGAAACAACTAGGGCTGTAACATTTGCGTTGGGAACATTTCCTGCTACAATGGAACTGGCTCGCAATTCTACACGACAGGGAGCCGCTACTACTGAAGCTAGTAATAAAAAAGTTAGTTCTGCATTAGAACGGGCTAGCGAACAATATAAAGGTAACGCGGCAGCATTAGCCGCTGCCCAGCAACAGATTAAGATATTTGGATCGGCTATAGGAACAAGTTTTTTAACTTTAGTTGGTAAATTGCAACCAGCAATTACAACAGTTGCAAATTTATTATTAGATACCTTTGGCAGTGCAGTTAGAGCATTAACTGAAGGAGACGACAGTCCGATGAATAAATTAGGAACATTAATAACAAATTATTTTGTTCCCGCAGTTCAAGGTGCAGTTAAGTGGTTTAAGGATACATTTAGATATCTTTCTAAATCAGAAGACGGAAAAGATTTTTGGAAAAGACTTGGTATTGTTGCAGAGAGTACTTGGTACAGTATGAAACCTTATATAATGTCTGCTATTAATACAGTTGTAGATTTTATGAAACCTCTTTTTGAACGAATGTTAGAAGTTATTGGAGACGCTCTTAACGCATGGGTGTTTAGTTTACCAGGCGGCAAAAGAATATTAGGTGCTGAAGATCCTGCAGAACGAGCAAAAAGAAGAGAAAAAGAAGCTCTAGAACGAGATGCAAATTCCAAAGTAGATGATATACAAAATCAATTAAGATTAGCTAAAGAACTGGAAAATAAAGATAGTAAGAAAATTAAAGAATTAGAAGACCAACTAAGAGATGCCTTAGATGCTCGCAATCGTATAATGAATCCTGGAGAAACTCCAAGGCAAGGAGCAGCACTAATTCCTACGCGAGCCAGCGGAAGTCTAGGAATGACTGGCAATTTATTTGAAAATTGGGGAGCAGGCACTGATGTAACACTTCACGGTAAAGAAGCTGTGGTGACTCCTGAACAGATGGGCGGCATTGTTAATAATAGTTTAGCGGTTGGTATAGAAACGTTAAATATGCAGGTAGCAGAATTAATTAGATCAAACAAGGAAATTGCGGACTACGCCAGAAGAAACGTCGATGCTACACGTTCTTTAAATGGCGATTTGTTTGCAATGTAACATATGAATAATGCGATCTTCTATGTTTATCAATATCTAAGAGAAGACGGGTCTCCGTTTTACATAGGTAAAGGTTCTAACGATCGAATTAATGAAAGTCATGACCCTTGGGTTAAAATACCTAAAAAAGAACTAAGACAGTTTATTAAAACCGGATTAACTGAAAAAGAAGCTTTTGATTTAGAAATAGAACTTATTAAAACTTACGGTCGAAAAATGGATGGCGGAATTTTGGAAAATAAAAGATTGTCTCGTTGGGTGGCTCAAGCCGGTTGGAAACAAAGTGAACAAGCTAAAGAAAAGATATCTTTAGGGAACAGAGGTAAAGTTAGAACCGAAGAGCAAAAACTAAAACTTAGAACTCCTAAAACAAAAGAACATGCTGAAAAAATACGGCTTGCAAATCTAGGTAGGAAAGACGACGGTAGATATAAAAAAATTAGTGATACAATGAAATTAAAAAAATGGTACAGTAATGGTACTATAACAAAAATGTTTGTACCGGGCACAGAAGAAACGGGGTTCTACCCAGGAAGAATACTTAGGAGTATAAACTAATGACATGGCGTAGATATTTTACCCCTGTTAGCACCGGCGGACAATTTGGTCCGATTAGCGGCTCAATGAGTTCGGGCAGCGCTAACCCCACTAGAACTAACTACTCTAGCTATCTTCCTGACGTTTATGCAGGACATCCTAATCGTTTAGAGCGCTACGGCCAGTACGATACCATGGATACAGACAGCGAAGTTAACGCTGCTTTGGATATTTTAGCTGAGTTTTGTACACAAGAGAACGACGAAAACGGAACTCCTTTTCAAATCTTCTTTAAAGACAAGGCAACTAATAGCGAAATAACAATTATTAGAAAATTGCTACAGCAGTGGACTAAACAGAACAAGTTTAACAAACGAATCTTTAAAATTGTACGCAATTCATTCAAGTATGGAGACGTTTTCTTTGTTCGAGATCCGGAAACACAAAACTGGATGTACGTAGATCCGCAAAAAGTAGACAGAATCATTGTTAACGAATCAGACGGCAAGAAGCCGGAGCAGTATCATATTAGAGATTACAACCCAAACTTTGAAACTCTAGCTACAACTGCTATACAACCTAGCAATACACAAGGCGGAGCTAGTCAATTTGGCTCAAGTTACGGAACAGGACAAGGCGGCGCTGGCGGATCACGTGGCATGGTTGGAGCATTTCCTACCAATACCAACGGCAGTAGATTTAGTCAGCAACAGAATCAATACGCAATTGATGCCAATCATGTGATTCATATCAGCATGAGCGAAGGATTAGACAACAATTATCCTTTTGGCAACAGCTTGTTAGAAAGTATCTTTAAAGTATTCAAACAAAAAGAACTATTAGAAGATGCTATTATCATCTATCGTGTACAACGTGCTCCAGAACGTCGTGTATTTTACATTGATGTGGGTAACATGCCCAGCCACTTGGCCATGGGCTTTGTTGAACGTGTCAAAAACGAAGTAAATCAGCGCCGTGTACCCAGTGTTACGGGTGGTAGTCAAACAGTTATAGACAGTAGTTATAACCCGTTAAGCATTAACGAGGACTATTTCTTTCCGCAAACAGCAGAAGGACGTGGAAGTAAAGTTGAAATTCTTCCTGGCGGCACTAATTTAGGAGAGATTGATGACCTTAAGTATTTTACTAATAAGCTGTTTAGGGCTCTACGCATTCCTAGCAGTTATCTACCTACTGGTTCCGACGACGGAGGATCTAACTTTAATGATGGTCGAGTTGGAACAGCCTACATCCAAGAGCTTAGATTTAACAAATACTGTGAACGACTACAGAGTTTAATCAACGAAACATTTGATACAGAGTTTAAACTGTATCTGCACAACAAAGGTATTAATGTTGACAACAATATCTTTGATTTAAAGTTCAATCCGCCACAAAACTTTGCCAGCTATCGTCAAGCAGAGATGGATACTGCTCGAGTTAACACTTTTGGTGCATTGATTGCTGTTCCGTTTTTAAGCAAGCGATTTGCAATGAAACGATTCTTAGGCTTGACCAGCGAAGAAATTGCGGATAACGAGCAACAATGGCGCGAAGAAAACGTAGATACTGACGTTAGCCTCAGTGCCAGTGCTGAATTACGCAGTCAAGGTGTTACTGCCAACAACATTACTGGCGATCTATCTTCGCTAGCAGGCGCAACTAGTGCATCAATACCAGGCAGTGAATTTCCAGCGGGTGATCCAAGTTCGGGTGGAGACATGGGAGAAGCACCTGCCGGAAGTCCGCAAGTCTAAATAAATAAAAACATGCTCTTAAAAGAATTCATTTATTTTGATGACAAACGTTCAGAACCTCAAGATGACGGCCGTTATCTAAGTCGTAATGACACAGGCGTCCTGCGTTCTTCAGACACGAGAAAAACTAGACTAACACTTCGTATGTTAAACGACGCTCGTAAAGCTAGTGAAGCTCATGAAAAAGAAAAGCAAGAAGAGCTGGGATTAGTTAGAACAATGTATGCTCAGCCTCCAGCTGAGCAGGCAGCAGTGTAATCTATTAAGATAACTTTTTCTTTTAAAATCTTAAATATTTTAGACAATCGTATATCAAACAAGGTTAAAAACCTACCATCTCAGGCCAAAAAGAATCGTTTTTGGCCTATATTGCATAAGTATTACACATTGCCTGTAAATACAGGTACTATATTGCCGCAACCTTAAGGAGAACCACGCGATGTCAACTAAATTTGAACAATTGCTAGACCTACTTGTAAACGAAGAAATGGATAAAGCCAATGAACTATTCCATACTATTGTTGTAGAAAAGTCTAGAGAAATCTACGAAAATATGATTGCTGAAGAAGCAGATGAAGAAGAAATGGACGAAGCCAAAGCCGAAGACGATGAAGAAATGGACGAAGCTAAGGAAGAGGACGACAAAGAATTAGACGAAGCAGCCGAAGACGATGAAATGGATGAGGGTGCTGAAGAATTAGAAGACAGCTACATGATGGACGCCGACGACGAAGAAGACGACGGTATGGGCGGCGATGCTGCTGACGACATGTTAGGCGACGTTGAAATGGACGGAGACGCCGATGAAGAAAGCAGCGAAGACGAAGCCATTATGGATATTAAGAATGCTATCGCTGAACTAGAAGCAGCATTTGCTGATCTAGAAGCTGCCCAAGGCGGAGAAATGGATAGCGACATGGATTCGGAATTCGGCGACGAAGATGAAGACGAGACAGACGAAATGATGGGTATGGGTCTACGTGAGTACCGTGAGACAGTTGGTAACGACTGGGAAAAGAGCGGAAGCCAAAAGACACCAGGACCAGTTGGTTCAGGTAAAGGCGACCTAGCAGGCCAGACCAGTGTTGACAACGGCAAGAGCCCAGTTAGCAGTGGTAAAGGCAAGCCTACAACAGGCGCAACTGCTAAGAATATTCTAGGCGACCAAAAAGCAGGCGAAGGCACTAACGTTGGTACAAAGCCAACAGGCAAAGCTGGCGGACTAGTTGGCAGTGTCAAAGGTGAGTTTACCAAAGGTGTTGAAAAGAACATCGCAGGTAGTGCTAATGCTAAAATGAAAAGCGGTTCTGATCTAGGCAAGCAAGGTGCAGGTTACCCAGGTAACAACAAGACTGCTGGCCCAGTTGGATCTGGTAAAGGTGATAAAGCTGGTCAAACCAGCATTCACAATGCACCAAGCCCACTTAACGGCGCACCTAATCGTAACTCTTAATTAGAGAAGCAGGATGCAACATTCATTTTTAAGAGAACACCTAAGTTTTGATCAGGCTCAAGTCATACTTGAGTCTGACGATAAGGACGGCAAGAACCTACATTTGAAAGGAATTGCAATCCAAGGTGGTATTCGTAATGCTAACGGCCGTATCTATCCCGTAGATGAAATTGAGAAAGCTGTTAAGACATTAAACGATCAACTACTTAACGGATATAGTGTTCTAGGTGAAGTAGACCATCCTGATGATTTGAAAGTAAATTTAGATCGTGTATCCCATATGATTACTCAGATGTGGATGGAGGGTCCAAATGGTTATGGAAAGATGAAAATCCTTCCAACCCCTATGGGTAATTTAATTCGCACAATGCTTGAAAGTGGTGTAAAACTTGGCGTTAGTTCTCGCGGTAGCGGTAATGTTAACGATTCGAACGGCCATGTATCTGATTTTGAGATTATCACTGTGGATGTAGTTGCTCAACCGAGCGCTCCAGGTGCTTATCCTACTCCTGTGTATGAACATTTAATGAACACACGCGGCGGTATGAGAGCACTAAAAGTTGCTAAAGAAGTAAAAGAAGATCCAAAGGCCCAGAAATATTTGAAGGAATCCCTCCTACAAATTATTAAAGGTCTAAAATAAGCCCGAGGAGAAAGAGATGTTGGACGCATTCAAACAATTAGTTGAGTCAGGAGTAATGTCAGAAGAAACACAATCTGTCATTGAATCTGCCTTTGCTACAAAAATTCAAGAGAATCGCGACCAAGTCAGCGCTGAACTTCGTGAAGAATTTGCACAAAAGTATACACATGACAAGACTGTTATGGTAGAAGCAATCGACAAGATGTTAAGCGAGAGATTGGCCGCAGAAATGGCCGAGTTGCTTACTGATAGAAAGGCTCTAGCGGAAGCTAAAGCTCAATATGAAGGAAAAATGACACAGGACTCTAAGAAGTTAGAGGGCTTTGTTATCAAGCAATTAGGTAAAGAGTTGGTAGAATTCCAAAGTGATCGCCGCAAGGTATCTGAGAATTTTACTAAATTAGAACAGTTTGTTGTACATGCTCTAGCCAAGGAAATCAACGAATTTGCAGAAGACAAGCGTGATCTAGCTGAAACAAAAGTTAAGTTAGTACGTGAAGCTAAAGGCAAGTTTGAAGAAATCCGTACGGCATTCATCAAGCGTAGTGCTAAGGTAGTTGAAAGCGCAGTAACTAAGAAGCTTACAACCGAGTTAACTCAGTTGAAAGAAGACGTAGAAGCTGCTCGTAACAACGATTTTGGCCGCCGCATTTATGAAGCATTTGCACAAGAATTCAGCGCTAGTTTCTTAAATGAAAAGTCTGAAACAAGTAAATTGTTAAAGATTATTCAGAAGAAGGAACAAGAGCTAGCTGAAGCACAACAGAGTGTTGCAGAAACGCAGCAACTTGCAGAATCTAAGGACCGTGAATTACGTGTCACTAAAGATCTCATGGAGCGCAAATCTGTAATGTCTGAAATGTTAGCACCGTTAGGCGCTGACAAAAGAGAAGTAATGCAACAGTTGCTTGAAGGTGTACAAACTTCCAAGTTAAATGATGCATTTAACAAATACCTACCCGCAGTAATGGAAGGCGAGAGAAAAGTTACCAAAAAAACTGTGCTTGCAGAAAGCATGGAAGTAACTGGTAACCGTGAGACAAAGCCAGAGGTAGGCTTAGATAACATTTTAGATATCCGCAAACTTGCGGGCCTAAAATAATTATATTCAAGGAGACATAAATGTCACAATTATTAAATGAAAGATGGTCCGAGACCAAAGGAGCTCTGCTTGAAGGCCTATCCGGTAACCGTAAAGCTTCTATGGATGTGTGCCTAGAAAATACACGTCGTTATTTGGCTGAAAGCGCTACAGCAGGTTCTACAAGTGCAGGTAACATTGCAACACTTAACCGTGTTATTCTTCCAGTAATTCGTCGTGTTATGCCGACAGTTATTGCTAACGAAATCGTTGGTGTTCAGCCAATGACAGGTCCAGTTGCTCAGATTCATACACTACGTGTACGTTATGCTGACAGCGACAACCTAGTAAGCGCAGGCGAAGAGGCATTAAGCCCATTCAAGATCGCAGCTGGTTACTCTGGTAACGCTGATAGTGCATCTAACCCAAAGGCTAACACAACAGCCGCAATGGAAGGTACACCTGGTAAGCGTATGAGCATCCAGATTCTAAAGACTCCAGTTGAAGCAAAGAGCCGTAAGCTCAGCGCTCGTTGGACTTTTGAAGCTGCTCAAGATGCACAAGCCCAACAAGGTATTGACATCGAAGCAGAAATCATGGCCGCTCTAGCACAAGAAATTACTGCTGAAATCGACCAAGAAATCTTGGCTAGCCTACGTGGCTTGGCTACTGTTGAAGAAACATATGACCAGTCATTAGTTTCTGGTACAGCTACGTTCGTTGGTGACGAGCACGCTGCTCTAGCTATCCAAATCAACCGTGTTGCTAACTTAATTGCTCAGCGTACACGTCGTGGTGCTGGTAACTGGGCTGTTGTTTCTAACCAAGCATTGACAATCCTACAATCTGCTACTACCAGCGCTTTTGCTCGTACTACAGAAGGTACATTCGAAGCTCCAACAAACACCAAGTTCGTTGGTACATTGAATGGTGCATTGCGTGTTTACGTTGACGCATACCTAGCTGACACAACTGCTCAGAACGACAACCAAGTTCTAATCGGTTACAAAGGCGCTAGCGAAGCTGATGCTGCGGCATTCTATTGCCCATACATTCCGTTGATGAGTTCTGGAGTTGTTCTAGATCCAGCAACATTCGAACCAGTCGTTGGTTTCTTAACTCGTTACGGTTACGTTGAGTTGACAAACACTGCTTCTAGTTTGGGTAACGCTGCTGACTACCTAGGTAAAGTGTCTATCACTGCTGCCAAAGTTAGCTTCAAATAATCAACTGCTAAAAGCAAAACAATCAACCCGCTTCGGCGGGTTTTTTGTTGATCAAGCAATAAATACACTGTTCGCTCCGAAAGGGGAGTTTATGCGGTCCCCACCGCGTAGGCAATAGAACTGTCTATATTTTAAGGAGAAAAAAATGGGACGTCCAATTAAAAAGAGTTTTTTTGCTAACTTGAGCAGCCCTTATCAGGATCATGCTACAGGTGGCCCAACAGGTGAAGGCGGTGAAGGAGTTGCTAGTGTAACAATTACTACAACTGGATCTTACACAGCTACAATTCCTACAGTGAGTTTTGCTACTCCTGATTTATATCTAGGAACAACAGCAACTGGTGTTGTGCATGTTAAATCATTAAGTGCTAGCACAACAGCAAATGGTAATGGTTATACACTGGGTCAAACATTAAGTGTTTCTGGTGGTACAAAGAGTACTACAGCAACTTTTACAACAACCGCAGTTGTAGTTGCAGCCATTACAAAAACAGCTAACGGATCGCTTTATGACAACGACAATGAAATTTGGTTTGACAGCGCAGGCTGGTCAGTACCTCTAAAACTTGATGTTGTTAGTAATATAGGCGGTGCATTAGATACATTTACAGTATTGCAGTACGGTGTATGGAATGGCCCCGGCGCTGCTCCAACTACTCTGACTGCTACTACAAGTAACACTCGTGGTGGTGTTGATCAAAACGCTACTGGCGCGGTATTCACATTGACATACGGTGTTTATTCTTTCAGCAGCCCAGTAGTAGTCGGTGATTATACAGCTATTCCTGCTAATCCAGCAAGCTTCACAGGAGCATCAGGTTCAGGAGCAACTGCTGAAATAGCATGGGGTGTACGCAGTGTTGAAGTTACTAATTCAGGTAGCCACTATGTTAGTGTAGCCGATGCAGCAGTAACATTTTCTAGCGGTACAGCAGCAGGTACATCTGTATTAACTGCTTTAAATGATCAAGGTATTGCAGCTTACGCTTATATTGTTGACGGTGTAGAAGGTTCTATTGTTGATATCATGAAACAAGAAGCTAGTCGTCGTTATCTAGTTAAAGAGCGTTCTGGCGTACAAGGTCAGTGCAAACTAGTTGCTAAAGCAGCCGGCGATTTAAACGTAGGCGAAATGTGCATCATTGCAACAGATACATTAGGTAGCACATATTATGTTACAAAATTAACAACACACAGAGCAGTCTTATCTCGAGCTAACAACGGCGGCAGTGGATATTCTTTTGCCACAGGTGATGTAGCAGGATGGAATATTACTACTCCAGCAACAGGTGTTGTTACTATTACCACTGTCTAAAATTTATTTTAGCACAACAAAAAGGCTCTTTGGAGCCTTTTTTATTGACTGCGTATAAAAAATATTTAGGTAAATACTGGTATGACTACTCCTTGGACCAATCCCACAACTGTAATTCAATTTGCAGAAGCTAGCGCAGAAAATGTTCATATACCGTGGGATAGTTCTAATAATTTTGCAGGAATGATGAACGACAACGAACAAGGTGTTGGATCAATGGATCCTTTATATCATCACGCTCGCAGTCCCGAAGTTGACATAAACAGTAAAACTTATTATATAAGAGCAACTGGATATAACTTTCAAAACTTACCAAATATTATTTTGGGTATAGCAGTAAGATTAAAAACTAAACGTGGCGGGAGAGTTACAGACGATACTGTTCAGCTTTGTTTAAGTGGAGAAGAAATTGGAGATAATCGTGCGGATTTAATAGTAAATCCGTTAAAGTATTATGGAGGAAATAGTGATTTGTGGGGAATAGAAAGTATAAGGCTAGTCGATGTTCAAGACAGCTCTTTTGGAGTAACACTTCGATTCAAGAGTCATCCTCGATACCCACATCGTGATGCTGTATTCATTGACAGCGTACAAATACGAATTTACTAATCTAATAAATACTCTAAAGGAATAGATAATGGCCATTAGAAGAGTCACTGGAACAGTACAGTATAATCCAACAAGCAACGAAACCGTTATTCGATCGCCTAATAGTACCGTTTCTATTGAAGCATCGAATTTTACAGTTCAGAACGCTGCCACCAGTCCTGCGTTTAATGTGGCTGCAACCGGTACAATTGGAAGCAACAGTATATATGTTGCCAGCAAGACATCTATTAGACCGGGTCTTGTAGTAACGGGTCAAGGAATTACTAGTCCTACAACTGTTACCAGTGTAAGTTCAATTACCAACGAAGTAATTTTACTAGACGCTAACACTGCAACGTTCAGTTCTATCTTAACATTTACAGATTACGGATCTGGTGTATACTCTGCATTTCCTAGCTCGTTAAGAGTTACAGCAGACGCAAGTAACGTAGGAAATCCTACTGGACGACCATACGATCCTAACAATATTTACGACACACCACAAAATCGTCAATTAGGTTCTGTGTACATTGCTGGCGGTGTAGGTATTGAAAAAGACTTAAACGTAGGTGGTTTCATTTATGGACGTATTTCAGAGGCTATTACCAGTACACAATTAGTAGTTACTGCTACTAATATCGATGCAACATTCTATCCGACGTTTATTCAAAATTTCTCCAGCGGTGCAGGCAATCAACTTTTTGGAGATAACACTGGTACCTTTAGTGGCTTAACTTATAATCCTGCTAAGGGGTTGTTAAGAGTTGAGCAGGTCAATGTTACTTCTAGCACACAAAGTACCAGTACAACTACTGGTGCACTGACCGTAAAGGGCGGTGTTGGCATCGAAGGCAATTTGACTGTTGATGATATCTATACCAAAGTTCTTAGCAGCTTAGGAAGCAAGATACAGATTCGTCCTGAAGAACCTCTAACAGAAATTTACGGTGACATTAGAGTACTCAATGGAACTAATCCTATCGGTACCGCTCCAGTAGTTACTAATGTATTATATGTTACAATGGATGGCGATGATACCAATGACGGCCGCGCACAAGATCCTAGTCGCGCATGTCGTACCATTAATGGAGCAACTAATAGTCCATATTATCAACCTGGTACACAGATCCGTGTGTCGCCCGGAATCTATTTAGAAGACAATCCAATTAGACTGAAGCCGTATACCAGTGTCATGGGTAGTGATATCCGTACTACTAGTGTTGAGCCTATCAACAAAACACAAGACCTGTTTCATTTAGATAGCGGATGCTATTTGGCGTTCATGCAATTTTTAAATGGACGCAGTGGATTGTTAGAAGGCAATTATGCTCCGGGAACTAATAGAGGTGCTTATGCAACAGCATTTCCTCCATTAGAAGGCGATGCACGTATTGACCTATTCCACTCGCCGTATGTACAAAACTGTACCAATTTAAGTGGACCTTGGCTAAAGGATGGAACAATATTTGTTCCTAACCAAACGGTACAAATTCCGTTGGCAGTTGGCACAGGAACTTGGGCTGCATACACTACCACTATCGTAGTTAATGCATCAACCGGCACTATAGAATTAGGTATGGCAATTAATGCAGGGCAACAAAATCCTGGATTCTTTAATGCACGTACTTTGATGTTGGCTAACAAACCGTTCCTTCAAGAGCAAGTGATTGCTTATATCAATCAAGAGATTTTAGCCAACGTTGCCAATACATCTAGCATCTGGTACGGGTTCACGTATGCACAGGAAGAATACTATCGAGACATTGGTATTCTTCTAGAAAACGTTGCATACGATGCTGCATTTGGCGGCAACCAAAAGTCAAGAGAGACTGGACTATCATATTATGACGGTGTCATAAGTGCGATTGCTGGCGAAGAACAACAAACCGCAGCAGCCATAACGTATCTAAATACTCTTACTCAGCAGGTTATAACAAATACTACCTGTACTGACTTATTAGTGGGTGCAGGCGATTATGATCAAATTATTAATTGGGTCTTAATTGATGGACAAATTTCAAGTTCTAGTATTGACAGTCTATTTGCGATCATTAAAGATATTATTATTAATGGTCCAGATGTTGCACCTGCTCCTTATACCAGTACAGGACCAGACGCTGCCTACGTTAGTGCAGAAATATTAATGCAGGCTAATCGTGCTTTTATTCAAGAAGATACGATTAACTACATTAATCAAACAGTTAAGCAGTTTCCGTATAGTAAAGTTGAATATAAAAGAGACTTTGGTCTAACTATTGATAGTATTGCAAATGACTTGTTGCATCCTACACCAGAGTTTAGTCAAAGTAATTTTTCTGGATTACAATATTGGACTCAGACTAGTTACGCCGGAACTATTGGTCAAGAAATAACTACAGCAACTGCTGCTATTAACTATCTAAAAGAGTTAACTAGAAAAGCAATCTTGCATGTAACTGAAGCAGATGATGCTATTATTGGAGTTACACGATATCAAACAGGTACTGTACAGGTTACTACAATTCAACCAGGAACACAGGTAGAAGTAGATACTGTTTATGGGTTATTCAACAAGTTTATTTCTATAATTGGCGGCAACAAATTAGGCTGGCCAGATAAAATTATTGCTAACGGTACTGCTAGTAATTTCTTAAGTGTGCAACAGAGCTACGATCTATTACAAGCTAACAAAAATTATTTTAAAGAAGAAGTAATTGCTTATATAGAAACAGAAAGTCCTGGCTTCGTATATTCGAGCTCTACATATAGAACAGAAATTAGTAATTTAGTTGATAGTATTAGTTTTGATCTATTGCACGGCGGAAATCGCCAAAGCATCCAATCTGGATTAGAATATTATACATTTACATCTACTGCTTCTTTAATTCAAGGTCAAGAAGTTCAGACAGTTGCTGCATATAATCGTCTAGCTAGCTTGGTCAGTAGTGTTATTCAAAACAATCCAATTACGCCAATTCAAACCGATGTAGTTCAAAAGTTTAATTATGATTCAGCTACCGTAAGCGAAGTTAATAAATTGACACGGGCTATTAATACTGTAACTGCTATTATTTCTAGTGGGCCAAGTGTTGCAAATCCTCTAGTGCCAATTAGCACAGCAACTAGCACAGATATAAATGTTATAAATGCTTGGTACAATATTTACGATAACAAAGAATTCTTAAAAGAAGAAATAATTGCATGGATGGATCAAACATATAATCCTAACAGCTTCCAATACAATGAAGAAAAATGTTATAGGGACATTGGATTAATTGTTGATGCAGTGAGTCAAGACATTCTTTTAGGTGGCAATCAACGCAGCGTTGAGGCAGGGTTAAGCTATTGGAATTTAGGTTTTAATTATGTTCAAGGACAGGTTACCACAACAACAATGGCAATTAACTATGCTAAAGATCTAGCGTTAGATATTATTGCCAATACTTCTATTACACCGCAGACTCAAACTAATGCTGTACAGGTGATCAATACTTTCTTCCAATACGGCGGCGATTATATGCCGCAACAGGCAGTAACTCGTAATTTTGGAATCATCACTGATATTATAACAAGAGGTCCTTTGTATGCGCCTCCGGTCTATGCCGGCGGTGGCGTGTTTGCATTGACAGGTATTAATGGATTAGATGTTAAAATTTCTCCTACAATTACCAGCGTTAATACAATTACTACCGGCACATATTTGTTAGGACTAAGCACAGCTACAATCGGATTTGGTAATAATGCTACATTGTATTTTGGTAATACAGCAGTGTATCCTGCATTAGACAGTGAAGTTGATGAACTAAGTCTAGAACTTACAGGCAGTACCAGCACATGGAATCAGCGTAAAGTTGATCCAATAGGCGGTATGGGAGGTAGTCTTGTAGATGGTAAAGTTATTAGTACACGCAGTCCTATCCAATCATTTGTTTACGATGCGTATACACAGCTGACACAAGGCGGCCGAGGCATACACATTACTAATGACGGGTACGCTCAGTTAGTTTCTGTGTTTACTATCTTCTCATCAGTTGGTGTTCAAACAGATAATGGCGGCATTGCTTCTATTGTTAACAGTAATGCTAACTTTGGTGACATTTGTTTATTGTCCAAGGGATACGGCAAACGTAAATTCTCTGGAACAGTTTTCAATCCTTCATTTAGAGCGTACCCAAGAAGTTCAGGACCAGACGGATTTGATCAATACTTTCCATTTGGTTACTGGCCAAATGGTGCAAGAGTAGAAATATTCTGTCCTAATTTAGACAACAGACCTCACATCAGTTTGGTAATGGAAGTAGAACCTCCAGACAACTATTTTGATGCATCGGGTAACACAGTTCCATTTATAAATGAACAGGGTTTTCCGGGGTTCTTGAATGCAACTCCAAGCAAGCCAGCTCTTAATACAGGAACTATTACAATTACTGACATAGATACTGACGGTGTTTATGTAGGTAACACTGTTTATATTAGAGATCAAAATAACAGCATAACAGGACCAGGCGGCAACTTATACGCCGACACCGGCACAGTGGTCACCGACATTGGTTATAGAAGCATCACTCTAAGTAATGCTCTAACAGATGGCGGTAGTGATCCTACTTTTGGAGAAGCCAACACAGAATGGTTCACGTTATATTTCTGCGGTAATAGTTATTACACAGTATTAAGCAGTACAATTGCTGATAATCCAACAGAAACTGGTACCAATGTACTTGCAGTATCTACATTGACTGGAATTACAGTTAGTCAAGTTGCCGCACACATTGATTCTATACAACATCTTAATGTAATTGTAGATCAAATAATTGATAATCAAACAGTGTCTTCAGCAGCCGGCACAACTGAAACTCAAGTTAAAGATTTATTAATTTCTGGCGGAGCAAATGCAACAACGTTTATTGACACTAGATTTACAGAAATAGTTAATATTTTAGGTGCTGCTAATGTTACTGCTGCTGAAGCTGTTGTTCCTGCTAAATTTAGATCAGCAAACGGAACAATTCCTACAGGCGCAGGCAGTGCTGTTGCATTGTTAGAAAAAAATAGAACATTTATTGTTGACGAAGTTTCTAACTATGTTATAAACACTAACTTAGGTGGAGTTGTAGGAACTTACAATATTGAAAAATGCAAGAGAGATATTGATTTAATCTTAACAAGATTAATTTACGATCTTGAAAGTGGTGGCAACTTAAATAGCGTACTTGTAGGTCTAAGTTATTGGTCTAGAAACGGTACTCATCACATTGTTCAGTTGGGCGAAAACGTAAGGCGTAACGACTTGTTCCCAGACGGCTCCGTTGTTAATTTCTATCAACGAAGCTATATGAGTGCAAGCGGATATGTATTTGAATATGTAGGTGCTGGAACTAATTACGGTAGTCTGCCACAGGTTGGACGAGCTGATCCTGTACAAGGTAGGGAAGTTGTTCAGTTAAATAGTGGTAAGGTGTTCTTTACCAGCACTGACCAAAACGGCGATTTCCGTATTGGCCCAGGGTTAGTAATCAGTCAAGCAACTGGCGTATTATCAGGAAGAACATTTACCAAGAGTTTATTTGCTAACATGACACCGTTTATTCTAGCAATTGAAGGTGTCGGCGGAGGTTAAAAGGAAGAATTATGGCATTAATACCATTAAACACATTTAAAACAAAGACGACAAAAATAACATCGTCAACTGCATACACGGCATATCAAACAGGGATGACTACCTCTACTGTATATACCGCACCAGTCGGAACAACTGCTATTATTCTAATGGCACAGATTTCTAATCTCGGAACACAAACAGAAACGGTTAGTTTTATACATCACAGACGAATTGGAATTTTACCAGACGCTCAGGGCAACGGTTCTCAACCAGGAAATGTTGATACTTTCTTAGTAAGAGATTATCCAATTCCTCCAAATGATGCCGCTAATCCTATCTCAGGTAAGTTAATTTTAGAAACTTTGGACAGTATTAGATGTTACGGATCTAGTGTAAACACTCAAACTTTACAATTAACATTAAGTGTTCTAGAAACAGCTAACGAATAATTAGAGATAAAAATATGCCTAAACTTATTAGTGGATCAGTATTAAGAAATGGAGGTAGCGGTGAGTTTCTTAACTTACGAGGTGCTATGCCTCAGCTTACTACCTCAACTTCGACTACCACAGGCTTCACGGTATTTACAGACGACTTGTTAAGAACGTTCTACCGTTCAAGTTTAGGTAATATTGAAATGTATGAAGGAGAGATGTGGAGCAATCTCTCACAAGGAACAATTAAATTAGTAGGAACCGGAACTGGAAATATTCAAATTCTGGGCGGTACTTTATCTACTGGGACTGATACTGGTGCACTGGTTGTTCGTGGCGGCATTGGTGTTGATGGCAACCTTCATACTAGAGATGATATAACAGTTAACGGAATTACAATTGGACAGGGATATGAAGGTATTAATAACATTGCTATCTACAGCTTGACATCTGAAGAAGCAGATTCTTATACCTATCCTAACGGTCAGAACAACGTGGCAATTGGCCGAGAAGCTCTTAAAAATATGCCATATGCCAGTAATAGCATTGCTATTGGTAGGCAAGCACTAAGCTCTGGTACTGGATTTATAAACTCAATTGCTATTGGAGACAACAGTCTAACTAAAAATGGATACATTTCTCCGCAATTAATTTTTAACATTACTGGCATAACAGCTTATACTCCAGTTGCTATTACAGGAGCAACCAATAACAATCCTGTAGTAGTTACTGCGGTTTCTCATAATTTTTCAACCGGCACACGAGTAACTATTCAAGATGTTCAAGGATTAAGTACTGGCTCTTATAGCTTGGTTAATAATCAATCTTTTTATGTAGATGTACTAACAGCAGATACATTTGCACTTTACAATTCATCAGCATTTAGCACTTCTACTAGTGTTAATGGTACAACAACTTCCTACAGTTCATACAGCACTAGCGGTACTGTATTTGTCCCTACGCTGATAACTGCACCAGGTCAAGCATTTAGTACAGGCACCTCAGTGTTTGTTGACAATGTACAAGGTGCGGTTGATCCAATTGAAGAGTATAATGCCAACATTTTCTGGGTTGATGTTTTAGATACTAGCTCTTTTTACATTTACACTGACAACATTTTAGCAAATGGATTTAATGGATTTACTGCATCAACTTATGTTAGCGGTGGTATTGTTCGCAAAAATTTCTTAAGAGACAATAATATTGCAGTCGGTACAAATGCAGGAACTAGATTATATGATGGAGAACAAAACTTCTTCTTTGGCGATAATATTGCACCAAATTTAACTACTGGTAGTTATAACTTCTTTATGGGTCATAATGTTGCAACGTTTATGACAACGGGAACAGGCAACATCAGTATAATGGGAGATAACCTAGTAGACGGTAAAAACAATCAGGTAAACATTGGCGGTGTATTTTATTATAATGGTGACGGTCTATTAGATTTTAATTCGGATGTAACATTAGGATTAGGTACACAAAGTACTGGAACTGACACGGGATCGTTAACAGTATTTGGCGGCGTTGGTATTAGTCACGATTTATGGGTTGGTGGAGTAATCCACGGTATTGTTTCTGGAGCTGGAACTGCTTCGAGTGCAACTAATTTAAGCACAGGTACTACCGGCAGTGTTGTCTACCAAATAGGTCCGGGTGTGACTGGTTTCTTACCTATAGGAGCTACAGGCACAGTTTTAATATCTAATAGTACAGCACCTTATTGGGAAGTTCCTGCCGCAATTACCGTAGGTACTGCTACCAATGCCAACAACGTTTTGATCAACAGTACTAGTTCTGGTGTTTATAACTTAGACTTCAGTAACGGACCAATTGGGTATAGTCCGGTATTCAATAAGAACTCTTTAACGTTTAATGCTAATACAGATCTGTTAACAGTTAATAAATTATCTATCACTAGCACAGATGCTAATGTTAGTACAACCACAGGTCAAGCCCTGCTGGTCGCAGGCGGCGTTGCAGTAGCCAATAGCGTCCGAAGCAAAGACGGAAACATAGACGAAAACTTCCTACTATATAGTCCAAAAGTAACAGTTAGTCCAACACCTCCAACTACTGCTACTAATCACGTTGGAGATTTTTGGATTGATTCAAACAATGCAATTACTCTACAGTGGGTCAAAGATGGCTTGGCCTACTTCTGGCTACAGATAGGATCAATTTAAAGAGATAACAAATGGCGCTACTTAATTTTCCAACAAATCCTAACACGGGCGACACGTGGGTAATAGGCACTACTACATGGCGATGGAACGGCTATGCTTGGGCAAAGTTCAATACAATTAACATTGGGACTCAAACAACTACAGTAACTAACATATTAACTATCAACTCTACAACTAATTCTACCGGTACAGATACAGGTGCATTAGTTATAGGTGGTGGAATTGGTGTTGCTAAGGATATAAATGTAGGCGGAACATTAAAAGTCTTAAGTACTGCATCCAGCACCAGTACAGACACAGGAGCAATTACTGTTGTGGGAGGATTAGGAGTTGGCGGAACAGCTAATATTCAAGGTAGAATAACAGCAGAAAGTCTTCGTATTGCAGAAAGTGTTTTTGACTCTACACAAAGTTTTACCAGTACAACAGATGCTACCATAATTGATATGTATGATGTTGCAGACTATCGCGGAGCAAAATATTTGATTCAAATTGACGAAGGGCACAATCCTAATGCAGATTTTGTGTTTTTAGAAATGCTTTTATTAGTTGATAATGACGGCGACGTTTGGAAAACAGAATATGCACAGTTGTCCACTAGTGGAAGTCTTGGAAATTTTACAGCCACGGTAGCAGGCGGAAATCTGCAACTATTTTTTACAGCTAATACTGCAACAAGCAAGCACATCACAGTTCTTAGAACTGCTATGCTAAAATAAGGTTTAGTAAATGGCATCGACTACTGATTTTATTGTCAACGCTGGCCTGCGTGTTTCGGGCACAGGAACTGTTACTAGTTCAACAGGACAAACAAATGTTCTTCAAACATTAGGCGGCGCAGCCTTTGCTAAAAATATTATAGTAGGTTCTACTGCTGATGTTTACGGAACTGCTACTTTTTATTCTTCAGTTAACATAACTGGCACAACTAGTCTTTTAGACTTAACTGTATCAGGAGTTATAAACAGTACTAATACAACACTTGCATCAACAACCGCTGGAGGAACCGGCGCACTAGTTACTCAGGGTGGCGTATACTTAGGCAATAATCTCATTGTAATGAGCACGGCTAGCAGCACGGCTACTGGATTAGCTAATGCACTTTATGTTAACGGTGGTACTTATGTAAACGATCAGTTTACAGTTGCAGGTCCTACACTATTTAAAGATACAGTATTATTCAGCGGAACAGCTACTTACGTTTACAGTACTAATACTCTTTATACAGACAATATTTTAGAATTGCATATACCACCTGGCGGTGCTGACAGTCAATGGAATTTTGACGACGGCAAAGACATAGGCATTCGTATTCGTTATTATAACGGCACAGATACCAACGCTGCATTACTTTTTGCCAACGATACTAAAAGTTTTGAATTTTATAAGAGTGGAGCCGAAGGAACTAGCACTTTTAGTAGCGGTGTTTACAGCGGGTTAAAAGCTGGATCTCTTTGGTTAGTTGATACTACCGCGTCAAATAATACCTATAGTGGAGCTCTAATTGTCAACGGCGGCGCAGGCATTGCTGGTAATGTTAATGTTGGTAATTTAGTTTCGGCCGGCATTCTACAAGGAAGAAACTTAACTGATACACAGGTAGCAGTTGCAGGGTTAAATGGATCTCTCTACAGCTATGGTAGTCTATCATTTAACACCAGTACAGGTATAGTACAAGGTACAATTACCACAGCAACTTTAGCCCACAGTGCGTTAACTGCTACATTAGCTATTAATGCTAATAGTGCATATAATATTTTTGGCGGCAGTGCTGGAGCACTAGTTTATCAAACTGCCACAGGCGCAACTAGTTTTGTAAATTTAGGTACTGCAACCCATGTGTTGACCAGTAACGGAGTTAGCCCTTATTGGGCTCCTGTAGGCAATGCAGGAAACGCAGATTCTGCAGACAATCTTACCGGTGGACAAACAGGGCAAATTCCGTTTCAAAGTGCGCCAAATACTACAATTTTTAGTTCTACTTTAAGTTTTAGTACAGTTACTAACACATTAGAAATCAACGGAGGATCTACAGCCAGCGGACATATAGCAGTCAGTGGTAATATTTCTAGTAGCAGCACTGTTAGTACAAAATATCTGAGAGTAAACGACTCTGAAAACAGTCAAGGAACTAGCACAGGCGCAATGACAGTGGTTGGCGGCGCAGGCATAGGTAGGAACCTTTATGTCGGCGGAGAAATAACTGTAGGATCAGTGACCACAAATACTGTGGTATCTATCCTAACTGGTAATAATTTAAATCTATCCAGCTATACTAAGACTGGTATTACAGGATCTGGAATGATTAATTTAGATTATTATAATGGCTCTGCAATTAGATCTAGCAAATATTTTGTTCAAATTACAGACGGTCCCGACATTCACGTGACGGAAATAAGTATGTTTCACGATGATGTAGATGCTTATAAAACTGAATATGGGTTTCACAGTAACAATGGAGTTCTAGGTTCTTTCGATGCTATATATACTGCTTCAAATGTAATATTAACATTTCAACCGTTAGGTGCTACAGATATGACGATCAAAGTTATCAGGTGGAGCATAACAGTTTAATTCTTAATCGATCTTAGATAAAACGGAGCTTGAAGCTCCGTTTTTTGTTTTTGACTAAATATTAGAATTACTACAATGCCTGGTGGAAAGGGAAGCTGATGGCAATCAACAACGATTTTAAAGTTAAACACGGCCTTGTGGTCTCAACAACGGCCACAGTTCTCGGCACAACTAATTCCACCAACACAGAAACAGGCGCATTAATTGTATCCGGCGGCGCAGCCGTTGGTCAAGATCTTTGGGTTGGCGGTAAAATTTACGTTGATACCATAGTTGGTAACCCTGGCTATCTTGGTAGTTCTGGTTACACTGGTAGTCAAGGCATCACCGGTTACACTGGTAGTCAAGGTGATCTAGGCTATACAGGATCAGTAGGCTACACTGGCAGTGATGGTTATACTGGATCAGTAGGCTACACCGGCAGTGATGGTTATACTGGATCAGTAGGCTACACCGGCAGTGATGGTTATACTGGATCATTGGGTTACGTTGGATCAGTAGGCTATACTGGTAGTTCTGGTTCAAGTGGTACCGAAGGTTACACTGGATCAGTAGGTTATACTGGTTCAATTGGTTTTACAGGTAGTATTGGCTACACAGGTAGCGACGGATACATTGGTTCAGTAGGCTACACAGGTAGCGACGGATACATTGGTTCAGTAGGCTACGCTGGTAGTCGTGGTCCTAGCAATGCTATTACCGCAGCATCTGACACAAGCACTACCGTTTTATATCCGGTTTTAGTTGATCAACTAGACAGTCCGGATAGATTACCTAAAGGTAATAGTAATCTATACTTTAATGCATCTACAAATGCTCTAATTGTTAACGGCGATATTATCGCTAATAAGTTAACAATTCAATATACCACAATCACAACTACACAAATTATAACTGATGATATATTCACAGTTTATAATACAACCAACAGCACCGGTACAAATAGTGGTGCATTAGTTGTTGCTGGCGGCGTGGGTATTGAGAAAGATCTTTGGGTTGGTGGTGTAATTTATAGAAATGGTATATCTGTCGGCTACGGCTATACAGGTAGTGAGGGGTTTACTGGTAGCATTGGATATACTGGCAGTGATGGCTATACAGGTAGTGTCGGTTATGACGGATCTGTAGGATACACAGGTAGTGAGGGGTTTACTGGTAGTATTGGATATACTGGTAGTGATGGCTATACAGGTAGTGTTGGTTATGACGGATCTGTAGGATACACAGGTAGTGAGGGGTTTACTGGTAGTATTGGATATACTGGTAGTGATGGATACACTGGTAGTCAAGGTGAAACGGGTTTTACCGGTAGTTCTGGTTCGTCGGGAGAAATAGGATTTACAGGCAGTCAAGGTTATGACGGCAGCGTAGGTTTTACAGGATCGGTTGGTTATATTGGTAGTGTAGGACCACAAGGTATTAGCAGCTTTGGACGTAGATATTATTTACAGAGCGCCGACAGTGATATCAGTGGGTACGAAGAATTAACTACGTATGTTAGTACACTTACAGAAACTACCATACTGGCTACAGCTACAAATGTTTCTGGCGAAGTATTAATTGCTAGTTGGGCAACACCAGTTGCTGATCCTAACGTGACAGTATTTCCTGCAGGACAATTAGTATTTAATACTTGGTTAGCAGTAAGCACTGATGCTGGAGTATCTCAGTTTGTACACAAACTCTATTATAGGAATACCACAGGCACTGAAGTTTTATTAGCTAGCGTTGATACTGAGGAAATTAACAATACAACACCTACGCTATACGAAACGGTATTTGTTGTACAGACAGCCACCAACATTCTGTCTACAGATAGACTGGTTTACAAGGCCTATTTTAAAACTGATAATACTAATCCCGTAATTGGATCGTTAACACATGACGGAACTAATCGTCAAAGTTATTTGACAACACCTATTACACAAGGTATTACAGGATATCTTGGTAGTGTGGGTTATCATGGAAGTGTGGGCTATACTGGTTCAACAGGCTATACTGGATCGATAGGTTATACAGGTAGTGACGGATATACTGGATCGATAGGTTACATTGGATCGATAGGTTATACAGGTAGTGACGGATATACCGGATCAGTTGGATATACCGGATCGATAGGTTATGCAGGTAGTAACGGATATACCGGGTCAGTTGGCTACACTGGATCAATTGGATTTACCGGGTCAGTTGGATTTACTGGGTCAGTTGGTTTTAACGGATCAGTAGGTTACACTGGATCGTTAGGATATATCGGATCAGTGGGTTACACTGGTTCAGTTGGATATACCGGGTCATTGGGTTATACCGGTAGTAGCGGTACTGAAGGTTTTAACGGATCAGTAGGCTATACTGGATCAGTAGGTTTTAACGGATCAGTAGGTTATACTGGATCAGTAGGTTTTAACGGATCGGTAGGCTATACTGGTTCAATCGGATTTGCTGGTAGTGTTGGCTATACCGGATCATTAGGCTATACTGGTTCAATCGGATTTGCTGGGTCGGTAGGCTATACTGGTAGTATCGGATTTGCTGGTAGTGTTGGCTATATCGGATCATTAGGTTACACTGGTTCAATCGGATTTACTGGGTCAGTAGGTTACACTGGCAGTGTCGGATATGTTGGTAGTAATGGATATACTGGCAGTGTCGGATATGTTGGTAGTAATGGATATACTGGAAGTACAGGATACTTTGGATCAGTTGGTTATACTGGTTCAATCGGATTTGTAGGTAGCAGAGGCCCTAGTGATGCAATTAAGGCCACAGATGACACTAGCAGTACAGTATTATATCCAGTAATGGTAAATGCTGCTGGAGTAGATGCAACTCCCCGTCTGAGTACTTCTACACTGTATTGGAACGCACAATCTAATACATTAAATGTTGTTGGCGAAATTGTTGCTACAAAATTAACAATCCAATATACTACAATTACAACTACTAGCGTTGTAACTGACGATGTATTCACAGTACTAAATTCAACCAATAGTACCGGAACAAATAGCGGAGCATTGATTGTCGCCGGTGGTGCCGGAATTGTCCGAGACTTATATGTCGGCGGTCAGATTTATATTAACGGAATACCTGTCGGATACGGCTATACAGGAAGTCTGGGATACTTTGGTAGTATTGGATTTACTGGATCGGTTGGATACACCGGATCGGTTGGATACACCGGATCGTTAGGATATATTGGATCGTTGGGATATATTGGATCTTTGGGGTATATTGGATCGTTGGGTTATACTGGTAGTGTTGGTTATACTGGTAGTGTTGGCTATACTGGTTCAGTTGGTTACACTGGTAGTGTTGGCTTTACTGGTAGTGTTGGCTTTACTGGTAGTGTTGGATACACTGGATCAGTTGGATACACTGGAAGTCTGGGATACTTCGGTAGTGTTGGCTTTACTGGTAGTGTTGGCTTTACTGGTAGTGTTGGATACACTGGATCAGTTGGATACACTGGAAGTCTGGGATACTTTGGTAGTGTTGGCTTTACTGGTAGTGTTGGATACACTGGATCAGTTGGCTATAGTGGATCGTTAGGATATATTGGATCGTTGGGTTATACTGGTTCAGTAGGTTATACTGGTTCAGTAGGTTATACTGGTTCAATTGGGTCTGCGGGTTATGTTGGTTCAAAAGGTAGCGACGGCGGCCAATTGACTGCCGGTTCGTATGTTGTTCGTGCTGTTAAGAATGGTACAACACAAACAATTACATCTAATTCTGATACCATTGTTACGCTTATAGATGATTTTGATCCTCAGGGTTGGTGGACTCCTAATAAATTCCAACCAACAATTGCTGGTTATTATTCATTGACTGCACAAATTTGGTGGGGTGCTGGTACTATTACCAATAATCAAACCAATTTACAATTAAAGAAAAATGGTTCTACTCAAATTGCCATTACTCAAACTCCTGTTAACGCTTCAACTGTTGGGGAATTTTTAAACTTATCTACAATTGCTTATTTCAACGGCTCAACAGATTATGTTGAAGTAACAGCATATACTTCAAATCCAACCTCACAAGATATTAATGGTTCTGCAAGCGGAACTTGGTTTACTGCTGCATTGTATGCATACGGTCCACAAGGATACACCGGTTCAGTTGGCTATACTGGATCAGTTGGTTATAACGGATCAGTTGGTTATAACGGATCATTAGGCTATACCGGATCAGTTGGTTATACCGGTAGTGCAAGTACACAAATTGGATTTTCTGGATCAGTAGGCTACACCGGTTCGCTAGGTTACACCGGATCAACAGGCTTTACTGGATCTCTAGGTTATAGTGGTTCGATTGGATTTACTGGGTCAGTTGGTTACACTGGTTCAATTGGATTTACTGGGTCAGTTGGTTACACTGGTTCAAT